ATTGATTTAGCGACCGCAACACTTTCGTCCTTGGCCGGTTTTGGCGGGCGACGGTCGTATTGGAACACTTGCAAGACGTGCTTCTTTGATTTTATCTCGGACGGATTGAAGGGGCGTTTTTTTTTAAGCTCGTCGTAAGTCGGCTCGTCGATGCGGACGATGCCACCGCGCCGCGCTTCCGCCGCTTGCGCAAGCGCAGTCGCCAATGGATCGGTTGACGCCAGTTTCAAAACTCCGCCGTTGCCTGACAATGGCTCAAATTGGACGGGGATGCGGTTCACGTAGTACGGCATTGAAGCTATGACCTTTCGGAAATAGAGATAATTGCCGTTGCTGGAAGGATTGCTGGCCGGGACAGAAACCGGCGCGGGTTCGGGAGTTATTTCTTCGCTCATGGTGTTGTGGTGTTTTTCTTGTTGACCCTCAAAATGACGAGGGCGGGAGAGGAATAATCTCTCCCGCCCATCCTGTCAATGAACGGGATGCCCCGGTTACGGAATGGTCGTGGACGTGGTCGAGGTCGGATACCGGAGACCGGGCAGTTCCGTAATGTCCGGTACCGCGCCGCTGAAGTTCTCCAGAATGAGATTCCCCGCCGGGCATTCCACAACGGTCGTGTCGGTTTGGCTGTTCAACGTTTGCTGTTTGGTGTGGACCTTCATCACACACGCAAAATCAGCATTGATGCTGCCCAGCGTTTTCAAGTCGCCCGTGTTATGCACCACGCGGCTTGAGGTGATGATGCCCGGGTAAATCCCGGTGAAATCCAAGACCCAGAGTCGGCGCGCCCAGTTTCCGCTGCCAGCGTCGGCGGCGACTGAAATTTCGTCGTCGAACGCGAAATGCGTAGTCAGGTGCATGGTGACCCCGGCGGGCCAGAACAACGGGAAGCTGCGATACAAGAAGCCGAAATCGGCTTTCTTGGACAACTGATAACCATCGGCGGGCATGGTCAATCGCAAGGTCGAATCACCGTTATGATCCTCGGACTTGCTGGCGTAGTACTTGATCATGGCCCGATTGATCGCTTCCGCTGTCACGGAATCGGTGAACACGTCAATGATCCGATTGTTGTCGCCCTGCGTAGTGCGCACGCGAATGATGTCGTAGAACGCCTGAAACAAGGCGGGAAGATTCAGGTCTTCACCCAGCAGATCGACGACTCGATCGCACTCGGCCATTTGTTCGTAAACGCCAACGGGTTCCGCGCGTTTGCCAACACACACATCGCCTTCGACACCGATGTCGAGCGTTGTGCTGTCGAACGTGTCGATGTCTTCCAGGGCGTCGTAGTCGGCGAGATTTTGATTCGGGAGCGCCTTGCCCCAAAAGAAATCTTGGACGTAGGACTTCTGGAAATCAGCCGCAAGCTGACGATTGCGGTCGATGTCCGGCACGTCCCCGAACTCGCGGAAAAGCGGGTTGTTGGCCATCATCAACGACCGATATTGGTCGTACTTGGACGACTTACACATGGACCAACGGCGCGTCTTGACCCAAAACGGCACCAGTTTCTTGGTCATGTACGCCGGTTTCTCCTGACACTCCTTTTCGTAGTCGGAAACGTTGTTGCCGCCGATGGTCAGGTAACCGGTGTCCGGGGTCAAATCGACTTTGTCCGGATCGAGATTCGAATTGGCGTTGAGAGAAGCCAGAGTGAGGAAAGCAACGTTGTTGCTGACAATGCAGGCGGTGACCTGCCATGCGGTACGGCTGACGGAACCGCCGGCGCCCGCTGAGTTCAGGTAAACGTTGATCCCGATGGGGAACGAGCGCGCGTCCGCTGGAACGTTGCCGGCACTGTGGGCTTCGATGGTCCAGTGTTTGCCTGCGCCGGATTGGCCATGACTGAACAGCCAATACTCGTTGTTGATCGGGCTGTACTGCTTCGCCTTGATGAACGGCGCAATTTGGAGCAGCCCGGAGTCCTTGCCCTGAACGATGACCTTTTTCGAGAGGTTGACCTTGTTGGCAATCAGGAAGTCGTACAACCCATTTTGGGTCGCTTCGCACATCTTGATTTCCATGTCGGCCATGAGCAGCGCTTCCATGACACGGTATTCGCCGGTCTTGGTGTACGTGCCGAGCAGATCGTCCGAGGTGAGCGGCATCGCCTGACAGAGCCCGACGGAGCCGCATTGTTTGATGTTGGTCCCAACGTTGGGAGCGCACTTTTTGAACGCGTTCGCGGAAAGTGCCAGATTGTTGTCAGATGTCGCCATATAATGTTGTCGTTTTATCCGCCGCTTCGTGCTGCGGACTTACGACAACATTATCCACCGAGGAATTTCGACATGAAACGGGTTTGGCCATTTTCTTCCGAATTACCTTTTGCGTTGCGGTTTGCTGCCAGTTTTGGCGACGTAGAGATGGATGGGGACAACGGCTTGGAGACCGGCGCGCGCCCAATGGTTTCGCCGTCGTCATCGTCTATCGGCGGACGCAATGGCGCTCCGCGTTGAGTCCCAACTGCGGGCTTGGGGTCTTCGACGATGAACCCGCGCGCGCGAGCTTGACGCGTAAATTTCTCTTGCTCTGCCTCCAGTTGGCGCTTGGTTCCCTTCACAATTTCATGCACAGCCATGAACGCGATTTCATCCGGGGAGTAAGTCCAATGCTTGGCGCGTTTCTCGGGCGTCATCTTGTCGTAATCATTCTTGCGAGCAAACCTGCGTCCTTCATCGTCCAACTGATCTTCAGCCGGTCGGCTACGCATTGCACTCTCTTGTTGCACGGCGAATTTACCAAGGTCCGAATGCGCCGGGTTGTTCGGATCATATTTTTCGAGCCCGTTCGCCAGTTTGTAGATCGTCTGAGCGACGCCTTCAGCAGTGGCGGCCATCGTCACCGCAATGTCATGTTTGATGGGGTCAGTTTCACGCAAAGCTTTCAGCGCGGTAACGTTCACCTCGCCGGATTCATCCAACACGTCTTTGTAATCGTCGCCCAGGTCCTTCCAGAATTCGGAGCCGGCGGCAATTCCGGCGGCGCGAATTTTCGGCTCGGCTTGGCGACGTTTCTCGGCGGTGTCGAATTGGCTTAAACGCTCGTTCAACTCCGACTCCGTGCTTTTTAGCCGGCGTTCCGCTCGGATGTCGGCCAACGCTTCGGTGTAATCATCGTCATCGTAGTCAACCTCCGTTTCCAGCGCTTCAATGAAGCCGGTGTGTTCGTCGGCGCTTTCGTCGAATGTTTCGCCCGGATGATTCTTGTTCCATTGATCGGCGTAAACTCGAAGTCTTTCGGTGTTTTCACGGTAACGATCAGCCAACCCTTTGTAACGCTCCGGCTCCAGAGCTTCCATGCGTTGGTACACGGCGAGTTTTCGCGCGAGTTTCGCGTCCACTTCCGCCAGTGGTTTTTCAGGTGCGGGAGCGGGAGCAATCTTGGCGGTATGCTCGGCGATGCTTTTGCCAATCGACTCGCCAAGTTTTTCCTCGTCAATGGCGGCAGCGGGCGGCGGCGTCGCGCGTTTTGGTTTCCTTCCGGCTGGCTTGGGTGGTTCGGGTACTGGTTTTTCCGAAGGAACTTCGGGCTTTGACGTTTTCGCCGCGATGATGTTCTGGATGAACGCTGCGGCTGGCGTATCCGCCGCGATTTCTTTGTCAATCGGAACGGCTGGCGTTGCGGGTGGATTATTCGTCGGAAGTGGGCTCGGGAGTTTGTCCATGGTTTGAGGTGGGGTTTAGTTTTGCGGTGAAAAATGTTGCAGGTGGTGACGTCGCACTGATGGCATTGAAGATCGTCAGAAACTCAAAATAACGCTGCGCTTCCCGCATGTCGTCCTGGGCCAAAAGCTCTCCAGGCTGCCCAGGCTTCGATCGGATCGCTAAGTTCAAGGCGGCTGCCTCGTGAAGCTGGCCGCGCGCAGTGACAGCTTTCCTCAGAAGATTCGCTTCGGGCATTGCGAGCCATTTGCGGAGCTTTTCCTGTGAACCGGCAGGAAAAGGTTCTGCCACCAATTCAATCATCGGCTTCACCAAACCACGTAAACCGGTTCTCGTCAACCACTTTACAGGGTCAAGTTGACGCCGATTTTGGCAGGATTAAACCGTTAGTCAGGCTTGGCTGAGGATTTTGCCTTCTTCTTTTCGGCGAGCGCCGCTTTCGCTTTTGCAGCGGAAAGTTCCATGTCAGCAGCCGCAGCAGCCCGCTTGGTTTCGATGTCCAGCGCAGCTTGGTTGGTCGCGATGTTGGCGTCCAGTCGGGCCTTTTCCGCGTCACGGCGCATCTGCGCTTCGTGCTCGGCTTGCAGCCGGGTTTGTTCCGCCTGGGCTTCAGCGTCGAGTCTTGACTGGGTCGCGCGCAACTCGGTTTCCAACCGTTGCTGATTCGCTTGCGCGGTGGCGGCGTCGAGTTGGATTTTCTGTTGGACCTCGGCGACTTTGGCTTGGGCTTTGTCATTGGCGGCGGCAGCTAGTTTGTAAATTCCTTCCAGTTGCTTCACCGTTTGCTCCAACGTGGTGATTTGCTGTTCTTGCTTGGCGGCGGATTCGGCTGCTGGTTTTGCCACCTGTTCACCGACTTGTTGCAAGATCGTCTGCTGCAACTGCGCAAGCACGGGCTTGAGTTGTTCCAGGAACGCCGGGCCCGCCTGTTGCTCGGTAATCTTGCTGGTGATGTCGAAGTCATCCGGCGCGCCGGCAAACTTCGCCGCCTGCTCCAGCAATTTGATGACGCGCTGCGTTCCAATGGCGGCAAGGAATTCGGGATTGGTCGCAATGACGCTGATCGCTTGGAAAATGACTTGCGCGGATTGCGGGTCTTTGCTCTCGCCCGGATCAAGATTGGTCCTGACAAACTCCATGTAGTTCAGTATGGCTTTTTGCCCGCCAACAAGTTTGCGGTAGGGCCCGCTTCCCCGGATGACAAATCCGATCTCGGCAAGCAACACATCAAGATTCGGAATGTGATCTGAAACGTGCGCTTCGACTTCATCGTCGCGATAAGCCATGTTCGCCTCGTAAAGTTGCTGCTTCCATGCGTCGATGCCTGAGTCCACCGAAGACGCCGTGTAACGGGAGCGGCTTGCCGCACTGTCGCCTGTGCGCACGACTTCTTCCTTGCTCTGATAATGGGACGCTGCGGACCCGGTTTCTTGGGCGGTTATCTGCAAAACACGCTCCATCAAGTTGAGCATGGTCGGGATCATCGACTGCAATTCCACGATGCTGCGATATTGAAATTGCGGAGAGAAAAATGCCTGCTTCACGTCCAATCCCGCGCGCGCAACTCTGAGACTGTCGAATCCGAGAAAGTTTCGGGAGCGATAACGGCGCTCGCCGAGGTTTTCCATTGCGGCGATATTCTCCGGGCGAACCACGTTTTGGTCGTAGAAGATGACGTTCTCCAAATTCTGTTTCGCGGTCAGAATCATCTGCGACAGGATGTTGCCCAAGTGATCCTGCCAAGGAATGAGTTCCAGCGCGAAACTGGATTGCACGCCGGCTTGCGCGTCGAAATCGTAGCCCATGAACCAGAGTGGATTGTAGGCACAGGGCGCCGCCCAAATGATCGTGTTATCCGAGGCAACGGTAAAACGGTGCCACACGGGAAATTTGTAATCGCCAAGTCCCCACTTCGAAGGAATGAGCTTCCAAAAGAACTCTGTCAGGAACAGTGCTGAATCGCGCTCGGCGCCACTGTAAAATGCGGCGCGATCCTCGCGTTTCATGGTGGCATCTTGGAACGACGGGAATTTCAACTGGCACGGATAGACCTCGTGGAAATAATTCGCATACATCGGCTTGTCGAGCCAGTTACTTCCGAACGTAATGTTCTTTCGATTCCAAAACATCCGATTATCGAGAACGTCGCCGTAGCGAACGACATCCCAATGATAGGCGTACTCGCAACCCGTGTCGGTGTTGATCGTGGGAGCGGGATGATGAAGATCGTAGCCCATGCGGGTTGGGTGCGGCATGTTGTAGCGCAACCCTTCCTTTTGAACTTTGGCAACCCCGCCGATGACCTGTTCTTCAACGTGCCATTCTTCCTTGGGAAATGCGATGACAATGCCGTACTTGAGCATCTGCTGAACGGCTTGCTTGAGATATTCCGTGTGCCCATACCACCGGGAAGTGGTGTCCACGATGTCGGTGAGGATTTCGCATTTCACCCGGTTCGCGTCTGTATTCTTGGCCGGCAAGTATTTGAATAGCGGTGAAGTGTCGCGTTCGTTGTAAATGCGGGCGGTCTTCGCCGTGTGATACGCGCGCACTAACGGAATCATTATCTGGAAGAAAATCGGCGGATTGATGACTTTCTTGGTGACCCCTTTCCCCATGTCCACGTCGAGGAATAGGTCGCGCTCAGAAATGCCCCATGTCGCCAGTTGATCCAAGACCTGCTGGGCGGTGAGATTCTTACTGAGAAGATTTTGAACCATGGTGGGCGTCGTCTGCGAGAACGGAATCTCGTAGGCAAGGTCAATCGCCCAATATGTGCGGTAATCGTTGAGATTATTTTCGACGCCTGAACGAATCCGCTGCTGGATCGTGTCGATCAGCTTTTGAACGCGCGGGTCTTTCTTCTCGGCGGTGAACAGAAGTTTGTAGTTCCCGCTCGAAACGCCGCGCTGCTTTAGCTCCGATAGGTCGTACACGATGGTTTACGCCCCTTCGTCCATCATCATCTGGCTTACCGCCTTCCGGACCTTGGGCCCGCCAGTGCGAGGGGGCGGCGTTGGCGTTTCGGGTTCGTTCTCTTCCTCGGCGGGTGATTCGCTTTTCGGCACGGCTTGCAAAACTTCGAACTGGCCGGGTGAAATTTGGCGAACCTTCACGTCAAGATCGTACTCCTGGCCATCTTCCCACTCGGCGATTTCTTCGGCCCAATTGGGATCATTGGGATCGAGTGACAGGAGGTTATCTTCCGCGCCGGGGTCTTTGACTTGTGCGGCGCCATCCTTGGGCAATTGTGTGTTAGTGGGCATAAACGTTTGTTTTTCGGTTGCACTGCGCCCCGGGATGCGCGTCTATTGCATAGGTAACAAAGCAGCGAAACTGCGTTTGTGCAACAGAAAACATAGGTCCATGCCAAAATCGGCAGCAATACCTTGGATGATTTCACCCCGCCAAAAGGAGGGAATGGAACTCTGCCGACAGAAACAATTCGTGCTTTTTTCAGGGCCACGATTAACCGGAAAGACCGAAGGAGCGCTTAATTGCGTCGTGGATCATGCCTGGAGAACGGATCGCGGCAACATCTCGGTCGTTTCCGTCAGCCAAAGCACAGGACTCGATTCCGGCATTTGGAATAAGCTCGTGCGCGTGACCATTCCGCAGTGGATCGAAAGCGGCGGTGGCATGCAATGGGTCAAGAAACCTTACATCGCCAACGTCACCAAACGTCCAGCGTGTTCCGTCACCAATTCGGTTGGCAACGTCACGGAAATTCAACTCGATTCCTTACGCTACGAGCAGGAAGTGGAAGAGCGGTTCAAGAGCCGGGAGTTCTCCTGCATGTACATCCCGGAGTTATCAAATTTTCACGAGAAAAAAACATTCGATATTTGGTCGGAATGCCTGCGCGGCGCACACTTGCGGGATGACCAATTTCTCTTCCTTGCCGACACCAATCCGGCGGATGAAGGCGAAGATTCTTGGATTTATAGACTCTGGTTCATTCTGCCGAAGTTAGAGTATCCCGAGTACACAACGTTCTGCCGTGAAAATGACCTGCCAATTCTTTCCGAAAGCGCCTTCAAGAGTTACAAGAATTCGCTCGGAGCACTTACCTTCAACATCGCGGACAATCCTTTTCTTTCAAAAGAACGGGTTGAACGTTTGGAGGCGACTTACCACGGAGACCAAGACCTTTACGATCGCTACATTCTTGGTCTCTGGAAAAAGGCGAGCATGGACGCCATTTTCCGCCGCGTGTTTCGATCCAAGGTGCATCTGGTCGGCGACATCGCGACGCCCGGCAATCCGGACCCGGAAATCATGGTGCCGGAGAAATGGCAGAGGGCTTTATACACGGGCTGGGACCCTGGCTCGGGCATCAATAGCGCGTATTGTGTCGTGGAAAAAGTTCAGGGAAGAATCGCGCTTCCAAACGGCAACATGGTGACCAAGTCGATTTTCAAAGTGCTCGATGAATTCGTCATCACGGACAACCCGCATAGTTTGGATGAATTCACCGAGGAATGTGTGCGCCTCATGGAATGGTGGGAAACCGCGTGTGGCCAACCCTTCGAGTGGGAGCATTGGAGCGATCGTTCAGTTTTCGACATGCGCGAGCCTCGCAAAAACAAGCATTACCACCAGATCGTTTATGAGGCGTCGGGGGGGTTGGTTGCGTTGAAGGCGGCGGATCGCGGCCCGGGATCAATCAAGCAGAGAGTCGATCTGCTGCACAAGTTGCTTTTCGAAAACCGCATTTTATTCAGCCATGACAAATGCCCGAGAATAATCGAAATGCTGCGCTCGATGCGGAAAGGCAACAGCTTGACGGAACCGATCGCAAGAGGATCGCGCCACAAACATCCGTTCGATGCCTTGATGTATTGTGTTGCCTCGTTGGCTTACGATGAAATTGAGGAAACCATTTTTGAACGCGTAAAAACGTCCTGGGGCACTAAATCTCAGGATAGTTTGATCGCAATTCCAATCTGACCGATGACCTTCAGACGATTCAACCGATTCGTACAACTCCGGGGCAGGCTTTCCGCCGCCTTGTGTGTCGCCGGGCTCTTCTCGGTAACGCATCCCGTTCAGGCATGGGGCAGAGTGCGCGCTGCGATTCTGATTTGGGTGCGATTTGCGCGCGACCCGCATCCGACGCCGTATTGGATTTATTACGGGCGCGTTCGGACCTGTTTCAAATGCCCGGTGTTTTACCGGCCACTTCGGACTTGCGGCAGTCCGTTGCAAAAGGACCTGCGAGACGTCGGCTGTTGGTGCAATGTTGAGCACATGGCGGCGGTACTTGAAAAAACCTGTTGGTACCGCGATAATACGAACAATGATACAAAGTTTGGCTGGGATAACAGACTCACCCGACTTAGCAATTTCGAGTCCGCCACCGCAACCGGACGCTGTTGTTCGGGTCGAGGCTGAGTCCCCTGCAAGTAATGCTGAAGAAACAAAGTTTCTGCGGTCGCTGGGGCTTTCAAAACGCGGCGCGCAACGGCTGCTGACGCGGGGCAGAGCAACCGATTATCTGAGCGTAGAATTGACCGCGCGATTGCTTTTAGTTGATGAGGCGAATTCCATTGAGGACATTCGGACCTCCCAAAAAAAGGCTCTCCAGTACGCGCGGGACAAAACGATCGAACCACATATTCGATGCGCGTGTCTCGGGGTGGTGGCGCAACTGGGGCAAGCTTTGGCTCGACTCTGCGACATTACATTGGAGTCGGCAAAAGCCATGGAGCGGGAATCGGAAGAATCGAAACAACCCGTCATAAAGCCGGTTCAGAACAATTATTATGGGTTCCCACCGGTGGCGACCGAATCTCGCCGAGGCGCGGAAGACCTTGCCAAAACTGGCGGAAACGACGCAACGGAAATTTCTGCCACAGTAAAATAGTTGCGGTCGTTCTACGCCGTGTGCTGCTGGAGTATCATTGGGGCGTATGGCACGCGATCCATTTGGCAATTACGTCTGCGACATCACCCCAACGACGGCGATGCCGTTTCCAGCGTCGATCTTCACGAAATCCGGTGTGGGCGCTCCGAGCAATGCCGACGGCAACAACGGGGACATCTACGTCAATTTAATCAACGGGGATATTTACTCGAAATCTGGCGACACATGGACCATAGCCACAGGCGGCACCGGGCCAGCCGGCGGAAGCGGCGCGGCTGGGTCTGGCAGTCCGGAAGGCGTTGTGACAGCGGCGGCGGGCACGACCTACGTCGATGCCAACCCGCCTTATGATGTCTGGTTCAAGGTTTCAGGATCAGGAAATACCGGGTGGATCAAGAAAGTGGAGTAAACTTATGAAGAAACTAATTCCATTGCTGGCGCTGCTGGCGATGACGTTTTCCAGTCCAGCGCAGTACGCGGCGAAGTTGCTGTTTACGACAACCAACAGTCCCACGACGACCAGCAACATTTTCAAAAGCCTCGTGAGCAACACGGCGCCGGCGGCGCTGAATTATCCGATCACGAATTCGGATTCTAGGCTGGGTTTGCTTTCCGGTTCCAATCTTGTGAACAGCACAATCAGCAATTCGCAGATCGCCGCCGCTACGATTGCCTCGAACAAGCTGGCGTTTGGGGTGCAACCATATTCAGCGAACCTCCAAAACTTTGCGGTCAACTTCAATACGAGCCCGGGCCATATTCAAGCCGGTGCAGGCAACTTCGTCCTTGGCGGCGAGACTGGGTCCGATCGAGTAGAAACCCTGGCAGACCTGAAAGTGGGCGCCAACTTGTGGGCTGTCGGAACCTATCGCGGGAACGGAGTTTACCTGACGAACATTCCAATTAACTCAATCACTGCGCCTTCGGCGATTTTAACCAACGGCAACATTTATCTGACTGGAACAATTCTCAACGCAAGCAACGCCACAGCCACGTTCTCGGGATTGGTCGTAGCTACGGAGTACATCGCAAACGCGATAGTGACCAATCTTCAGTTGGCCAGTGTCTCAAATAATTATGCTTACGTGGACGCTAACGGATATATCGTCGTAACCAACAACGGCGCTTGGTGGACAAACTTGAATGCAACCGAACTCCGAAGCGGAACGGTTCCGGTGGCGCGTTTGCCGGCATTTTCCGGCGGCGATGTCACCAGTTCAGCCGGCTCTGGCGTGTTGACCATCGGGCCCAATGCCGTGGCTCTGGGGACTGATACAACCGGCAGCTACGTCGCCACCGTTGCAGACGCCGGCGCATCTGAAATCAGCGTGACGGGCAGCGGGAGTGAAACGGCGGCGGTTACACTCGGAATCAACGGGGTAGCCGCCAGCAAAATTAACAGCGGTATTCTGCCCATCAACCGGCTTGGGTCAACAAATGGTGCGGCCAATGACTGGGTGTGGACGTACAACAATGGCACCAACAAACTGGCTGCGCAGCAGGGGGGGGCGAATACGAACGATTCGTTTGTGCCTTGGTCGTACTCTCTCACCAACGGGATTACACTGCATGCAGTCAATCCGATGGCTCCGACCGCAGGTGACTATTATCAATTCGGGCCAGTTCCAACCCAAGAACCGAGCATCAGATTGTACTACAATGACCGGACTGAAATCATGGGCAGCATCCTGAAGAATCACGGCAGCCTATTCTTGCTGTCTGGCGACCAGGGCAATCTTTACATGGAAGGGTTTGAGTTTATCGGCACGAATCTGAGTACGATCAATTTCGGTCTCGAAAAGTCTGTTCTGAGCGTTTCGAATGTAATCGCCAATGTTTTGACAATCGCCGGCCCCGCCGATTTTACGGGAGGCGCGAATTTCGGAGCAAATAGTTACATCACGAACGCGCACTTTGCCGGGTTTACGAGTGGTGTCGTAGAAATTCAAAGCGACGGAACGATGATACCAACTAATCGCCTCGCAAACCTGAACACTGTTGTCGCCGATGGTTACGGCTTCTCTACGAATCTTTGGACGACAAATTCGATCGTCGGGATGGGCACTAATTACACGGCGATTTGCAGCGCAAGCACCGGTGGCGGGATCACAGGCATTGTGCCCAACTCCATCGCCGGTAATAAAGAATTCTCGTCACGAATTGTTCTTAAATGCACCGGGGACGTTACATTCACGAACCCGGTCGCCTTCGTCACGTCGGACGGGTTGGATACGCGAACGTTCACCAACGGGAATTTTTACGAAATTGATATTCACTGGATTCCCACGTTTATGACGAACATGGTTTTCTCTTGGAGCAAATGAAGTCGCTGCTGATTGCCATTTTACTTTTTCCTTTGTTTCTCTGTGGGCAGGGCATGCGACCCGCGTTTGTCGGGGCAGCGGAGCAGCAAAAAATCACTCGGGGCTACACTGTTACTTACGTCGCGCAAGCCGACTACAAGAACGACGGGACCTCAACGAATCAACTTTGGCTGAGAATTACGAATTCCGCCCAAGGGTTTACGGCGCTTTCGGTCATGTCGCGCAATTCTCATCCGGTTACGAGCGTTACGAATTCACTCGGCGATACGTGGACCAGAAACGTCGCGCTTACCAACGCGAGCAATCGCTATCTCTTTGGCTATTACTGCACGAATACAACCTCCGGCAGTAATGTCATCATCGTAACCCTTGATGCCGCCGTGACGTACATTGGCGCACGAGCCTATCATTTCACCGGTGTTCAGCTAAGCGGACCTTTGGATCAGCAAACGACTGCGAGCGGTACAGGCGGGGCACAGCCTTATGTTGTGTCCTCGGGCAGTATTACGCCCGGGGCAAACGGAGAGTTGGTCATTGGCGCGGCAATCGTCGATGTTGGAAATCTTGACGCCGACACGTCGAACGGTTGGGTTTTGCCGGCTGGTTATAACTTCACTTATCCGGGGTTGCATTACGCGATTCAGACAACGGCGGGGGCAATCACTTCTTTTATGACGAACAACACCAGCAGCGATCTTTACGACGCTGTAGTTACTTCGTATAAACATAGATGAACCGAATCCTTTTACTTTGGTTGTTGTTGGTTGGATTGACCGCCTCGGCGGCGACGACTTACTACGTTGCCCCGAATGGGAGCAGCACAAATAGTGGCTTGTCGTCTGGCGCTCCTTGGCCGTTGCAGCACGCGCTGGACAACTGCGGCGACAACAACACGGTCATTCTTGCCAGCGGGACCTACACGAATACCAGCGCGACGGGTCCTGAATTTTATCATCACACCTACAGCGGCGTGATCTTGAAAGCGGCGACCAAATGGGGACCGATCATTACGACCAGCCACACGTTTAGCGACAGCTACGGCATGCAGTGCTGGAAATCGACCGTGCTCAGCAACCTCACGTTCGACGGGCTGACCTTTTCCAACTGCTATCAGGACGGGTTGAAGCTGCACGGCCACCACATGACGGTGCGCAATTGTTACATCACGCACAACGGCAGTACGACGGACGGGAACGGGATCGGAGCAATGTCGGACAGTCCGCACGATAATTTGTTCGAGGGAAACCTGATTGAGACCAGCGGAAACGGCGCTGGCTTTGGCCACGCCATCTACTACTCGGGTTTCAACAATATCGTCCGGAACAACGTCATCCGTCACAACACTGCGTTTGGAATTCACCAGTATGTTTCCGGCGGAAGCGACATCCAGCATAATAATCACATCTACAATAACCTCGTCTATGGACACGCCAATCGAGCCGGGATCGTAATTTACGGCGCGCGGGAGGGTGGCGCTGGAGCGGGAACAAATTATATTTACGGCAACACGGTCATGGACGTTATTGAGTGCGACTACGGCACCGCGTGCGTGACGAACAATATCATTTTACGGGAGACCGGATACAACAGCCAATCACAAGCTTTGTGGAGCAATGGCAATAGGCCCGCCACCCTGCGGGAGAATTACAACCTTTCAAATCAATCGCTTGGCGGAGGCGACCATGACGTCAATGCGACGTACAACGGCGCGACGTGGTTCGCAAACACCAATAATTCACTTTATTGGATTCTGAGCGGAAGCCCTGCCAAAGCGGTTGCGTTGAGCACGGTGTATGGCCCGGTCGATTTCTTCGGGACTTCGCGATCGTCCGTAGCTGACATTGGTTTCAACCAATACTCCAACACTTACGCGGCAGACACTCGGAACCTCACTGGCGCGGCTGCGAATTTCTGGCTTGGGCTTACGGTCAACACCAACACGGTTCGAATCGGAAATCTTAATTTTGTCCGGCCATGAGGCGATTGCTGCCATTGCTAGTTCTGCTCGCAAGCATCGGTTCCGCTGCGACGCCGAGCCCGTTGCTTGGGATTTGGGGCAAGCATCCATGGGATAGCGACGTCACGCACGCTCTTCTCGACACGCTGCCCTACACATACACCTACATCAATTTGGATTACGATTATTGGACGAACGGGACACCGTTCTTGGAGGATGGGCCAGATTTCTACGACGAGTTTTACAATCTCAACCTCAACTCAACGCAGATTTGGGGAATCTACGGCGTGCCGACGAATGCGATTGCGAGTTTTGTGCCTCAGATACTCGCGCGCTATCCGTTGATTGCGGCGGTGATCCCGATTAACGAAGAAACGAATTATTCCATCGCAAATTCGACGACGCTTTTGTTTCGCGCCGCCGTCACCAATAAACCATTGCTGGGGCCAGCGTGGTTGAACGATTACAGTATCTCGTATATGACGAACACGATGGTTTCGTTGACGAACTACGATGGGTTGATAATGCACGATTACTCGCACGTTCCCGGTCAGGGTGTTGTAAGTTACCCGCCATGGCAAGAAACTGACTACTATCACCCGGACCAGAATCCTCCGGGCTGGACAAACTTTACGGCTCGCATTCAGTGGATGCGAAGCTTTACAAATTATCTGCGCACCAATTATCCGACATGGCCAAAGGTTATGCTAACTGAATGGGCGATCTACGTGTCCAACACGACTGACGCGGTGAAATCAGGACGGATCGTGTATGACATGCAGTTGCCGGTTATTTTCAATTCGCCCAATGGGCCAGCCGGCAGGACAAACAGCTTGAGCTACAACCAGGCGTACTATAATTCTAACGCATCGGCGGCGGTTTGGAGCGAGGCGATGCAAGAATTTGTGAAACAAGTAACCCCAACTAAAACCTACCGAACTTTGAGGATCGGACGATGAACGACAAAACCTTTTGGAAGGATGCCGCGTTGTACGCGTGCAACGTTTTGGTGTGCATCTCACTTGGCATTTCATCCTGGGCGTTGAACGCGATCGGAAGTCTCCGAACGGACCTTGCGGAGACAAAAGCCCGGATGCCATCAGAATATCCGCCCCGGTGGTTTAAGGATAATTACCAGCAGGACATAACGGATATAAAATCCGAATTGAGCTTCATCAAAAAAGAGCTTCAGGTAAACCATGATGCAATTTTGATGCTGCGACGACCATAGTCTGGTCTCTCTATGCACCGTTACTTGCAACAACGAATTCGGCAGTTGACGCGGGAATTGTTGAAGTCGAAGATTGTCTGTGTTGGAACGGATTCCTACCTCAAAATGCGCGCGCTCAAAAGGGGTCTTAGGCGAACAAACAAAAGACACCGAACTTGATGTGTGATTTCCTCAAAAGATTGTCCGTGCGATTATTGGACTGCGATTGGCCAACGGAAGGCTCGCCATTGGAGCACTAATTATGACCAAAAGTGAACTGATCCCGCTTGCGGTTGTTCTGCTGGCATTTCCAGCGATGGCGCTCGCCGTGCAGTTCATGGCGATGTCCGCAAACGACCCCGACAACATTTGGGCCGGGCCGGTAGCCGTGGGCCTGACGCTGTATGTCGTGTCCGTGTATCTGTATTGCATGTTCACAACCAGGGGCCAACAATGTTAATCGCACGCATTATTATTGTTGCATGGTGGCTGGGACTGGCTCTCTTTTTGTGCGAGTTTAAGCACCAGCTTGGCCCCCTCTTCCCGCTTAAAAAAAACCTCGTGGTGTTCTCCAACGACGGTCCTCTTGGGGTCAATGTATCCCAAGCGATGAATCCCGACACGAGTGCGATAGCCGTATGGTCAGACTTGAATCATGTTGGCTTGGAAGGACCAAGGACATCACCGTGGTCAACGGGTTTGAGGGTGTTGTTATGGCATCCTCAAATCGCTTTCGCACTGGCAGCGGTGGTGGGGATCGTGCTGTTGGTTTTTAAGACCATGCGGTTTCGGATTCTTGCATTGAACATCATTTTCACGGTTGCCTGTTTTGGTCTATTGATTGGGTGTCTGCTGGGGCGAGTTGATCCCTATGAATCAAAGTGGATGCTAATTTATCCTGTGGCGTTCTTCGTGTCTCCGCTGCTGATGATGGCAACTTTGCTTGATCTGGAGAATGAAACCAACGATTGACTACGTGGACACCATGCGAAGAAAGTGGGAAGCCTATGCTTCGTCACCAGCCGGCACGATAACGGTCGTGGCATTGGCAAATCGTAATATCCCCCGACACGAACAGGCGATGCTGCAAACCTGCGAGCGAATTCCCTTCAAGTGCAAGATGCTGATGATCTCGCCGACTCCCCCAAGGAATCCAGACATTGAGTGGGTCCAAGACTATGATTGGGGTGATGGACGGAAGCAGGCATTTACGCGACTAGGTGAGTGGACCGTCAAACGATTGGTCAATTACATCACGACCGACGCCGTAATCATCGTTCAATCCGATGGCCATGCAACCTGTGAAAAAGCTTGGACGAATGAGTTTCTACAGTGGGACTACATTGGTGCTCCGTGGCCTTTGTGGGCGACTTTATTTATGCGAGGTTCGATGGCTCGTCGAGTGGGCGGCGGTGGATTTTCGTTTCGGAGTAAGAAGTTTTTGGAAGCAACAGCTAGTATAGATTACTCACCAGACGATTACTGGCAAGAGGACATCTGCACATCGCGAGTCTATCACAAACAACTTGAAGCGCTGGGTTGCAGATTTGCTCCGGTTGCCGTAGCGATGAAATGGTGTACGGAATATCCAATTGAAGATTATCCGTTCTGGAAGCCGAGTCAGAGCTTTGGATTTCATGGGGTGCTGAAAACAGGAAAACCGTATTACACCTTGAATCCGGCTTTGGCATTTTGGAATGCGGTAAAATTGAAGTTGACTGGAATGAAGTCCTAAAAAAGGAAAAACTTGAACCAACGCAGGAGTGACGAAAACTATGAATGGCAAATTCCTAAAGCGGCTCGTGGTGATTAGGATGTCATTGTATTGCCTGAGCACCGCCTGGGGTTGTTGGATCACGGCAACCGCGAACCTCGACATCTCCAAGCTTGGTTGGGGGGATTGGTTGCAAACCGCCATCGGCTGTCTCGCTGTCACCGGGTCCACATTGATTGCTTACTTTGACCGCAGTATCGCTCAACTTTCATCCGGTCATTTGCCCGGAGTTGAAACCGAAACCACACCAACAAAAACTGAACCATGAAACAAATACTGATTCTTATCTGCGCGCTCGCTTTTTCGGCGTGTACCACCAATCAAGCTGGCAAAACCGTACCGGACGTGCCCAGGATCGTCGCGACCGTCAAAGAAGCGGCAACGGTTGGCACTCAACTCGCCCTGATTCAGAAGCCCGAATCCAAGACAACTTTCCTGAAGGTGGAAAGTGAACTGTTGACGCTGGCCGCGCAACCAGACATTACGGTGGAACGTTTGTTTGCGATTTTGGATCAACTCCCGGTCAAGAAGCTCAAGAGTTCAAAGGCGCAACTCATCATCGGCGGCGCGCGCATTACCGTTGCGGCGGCGGGTTGGTCCAACGTGGATATTATCCGTGCCGAACAACTTAAACCGGTGACGATTGCGATCGTGGACGGGATGATGGCGGGCGGCGCGGTGCCGTAACTCCCACCATTCCTATGATGTCCTTATCGCACCTTGCAAATTTTGCATTGCCTGTCCCGGTGGCAGATCACTTAACTCGATACTGGTTTGAGGTGAAGCACCAGTTGAAGTACGGTGAACGCCACTTTCCTCGTAGCATCGCCATTGAGACGCACTCCCATTGCAATCGTTCCTGCGTTTATTGTGCGAACTCAGTTGCGCCCCAGCCAAAATCAAAGATGCCAGCCGGAGTTTTTGAACGTTGTTTGGATCGCCTGGAGGAAATTAGGTGGAACGGCGTCGTTACCTATCATTTTCTTAACGAGCCATTGTTGGATGAGCGGCTTGAGTACTTCATCGCGAGAACAAAGCAGCGTTTGCCCCATTCACTACCCAGAGTTTACAGCAACGCAGATGCCTTGACGCCAACGCGAATGAAATCACTCATTGCGGCTGGAATGAACAACATCACTGTTACGCAGCATCCACCGAGCAGCGCGGCGTGGATGCGTAACTTGCAGGAATTGCGCGCGGATTTTGGGCGTTGGATTACGTTTCGCGGCGTCATCGACGGTGCCAACTGGCTTACGAACTGGAGCGGTCGAGTGAATGTCCCAAGTCATCGACGTCATCGCCGATGTATTTGGTTGGCAAATTCCTTGACCATCCGAGCTACTGGCGACGTTCTGCTTTGCTGCCAGACGACCTTGGGCAAACCCATCATGGGGAATATTCACAATGCTAGCCTCATGGAAATTTGGCGTTCAGAGAAGTTTGCTCGGATACGGAAAGAGGCGATTAGCGGAAAAGTGAAGCTTGATATGTGCGCTCGATGCCTCGGCCACAAACGAACCGAACCCGCGCGCCCGGCCATCGAACAAATTGAAACTGTGACGGCGACTGCTGATCTTTCGTAACTTACGCTTCTGCCAGTACCGGATTCCCGCGAACGCGTTCGATGAATTCGTCCATCTGGCTTTCGTACCAGGCTTCGGCTTCTGCGTCGCGGCAGTTCCGCCAGCGCTGGTAGAGCCTCACCAAATCCGCCTTCCGGAAACTCAAGCACTCGAACAAGTCCGACTCGGAGAACCCAGCCGCCAAAAGCGCGTCGTAAGCGGCTTTGGTGTCGCGAATGTAATCCGCCGATCGCCCGAGATTGAGTTTCAATTCCAGCCGATACTGTTCGTCCTCGGGCAATGCTGCGAGCCGTGCGGCAACGGCGTCCATGATGTATTTCAGCACCGAACGCTTGGCGAAAACTTCGCGTAAAGCTTCCACCGGCGCTCGGTTGACGATCTCCGTGACGTCTTTCTTCGTCAGCGACCCGTTACTCTGCGGAACGACTTCGAGATAGGGAATCGGCTGCATCGCCCAGGTCAACGCCGCTTTGCATTGCGCCTTGGCCGGGCAATAGCGGCAATGATCGCCGGCAATCGTTGGCGCATCTGGCTGCTGCGAGTTCCAAAGCACCTGATAAACCGAGCGCTCGATTTGGTCCAACGTGAACGCGGTGAAATCCACAGTGTCGATCTGCCGCCCGAAAGCTTCCGGCTTGATAAGCGCAAATCGGACATGCTTGATGCCGTCGTATTCTTTGGCTCCGAGAAGCGCTTGAATCCGGCCCTGCCAGTTCCGGTTTGCTGGGGCGGCGGAGCGACCCGTAGATGTCTTGTAGTCAATTACTAACATATGGCCACTAAAACGGGACAGGTAATGAACGTCCAACTGTCCCGAAAGCAGCGGCGACAAGTTATCCGGATGATGCAACCAGAACCGTGCTTCCCGAGGTCCTTCTTCGTAGGTGGTTATCCCGAAGTCTTGAATCCATTCCCGAAGCAACTGCTCCTTTAACTTGAGCCCGTTTTGGTAGGCGACCAGTTCGTCCGGGGTGAGATCGAAGACCATGTCCGTCTCGAATGCCTTGTGAATCTTCGTGCCGCGCGCGGCGATCGGATCCGCGCTGGACTCGTCAACCTCCGGTTGTTCCAACCGCAATGCGGCAATGAGATTCTGGCGTCCCGGGCAAAGTGCGTCGGCATAGAAACTGGAGGCGGAAGGAAGTCCGAGACGTTCATCCATAGGTCACGAAAGCTTCTTGACGTACTCAATCTTGGCCCCTTCGAATTCGGCGCAGAATTGTTGCTCGATTAAAGCTTTGATTTGATTCAGTTCCGCCGCAGCGAGTTCGCGGTTAACGGCCATCTCCAACGGCACGGTTGAGGTAAGGAGCATTTTCTCGGAGAACCCGAATTCCTGCATGGTCTGGTTGATGGAATCTTCGAAGTCGCTAACGGTGCTCATCAAACTTCTGAGCGGAAAGCGGACGCCGAATTCGTAAACGTGTTTTGGTTTCATTATTCCATCCTTAATTTTCGAATAATGGATTGCACTTTCAAAAGTTCATTTTTAGTTGCTTCGTCGAGACTGAGCATGTCGTTTAGTTCCATGGGCCTCAGCGTAAGATCATCTTGGAACACAAGAAGTTCGCCGCACTTGATACACACGGACAGATCATCCACCGAGGGTTTTGCTGCTGGCTCTTCCGGACAGGTGGCGGCGTCCATTTCATAGCCGCAGGTAGGACACGGGGAAACTGGCAGCGGTCCAGTTTTCATTTGATCGTTCCAGTTTCGCGGAGTCGCGCAATCCAAGCGGCAGCGTCATTGAAGCGGATGCGTTGTCCTCCGTCGTATGCGTTGAGCAACATGGCGTAATGACTTTGAAGCTTTACGGATTCTGCAAGCGCTGTAAGCAACTTCCGATTCTTTTTCACGAGAATGTTGATTTCGTCGGTCTTGAGCCTGTCTTTCTGCAACACGTCTCTGAGCCGTACCATTGCGGAAACGACGTTAGATTCCGGCGGCAGGTATGTGCAATTCAACACTGCGCAGAAGGCGCCAAGCTCACCTTCGAGTTGTTTGATGCGCTCGCGATATTGCCGGCAATAATCTTCGCGCAATTGTTTGCCGGTCTCTTCCTCGCTCAACACCGGTTCGGATGGGAGCGGGATTTGGTCTTCGGGATTATCTGAGTTCATGGTTTTTTTGGCGGGTCGAGCACCCAAACTTCAACGTGATCTTCGGGGTTGTAATCGTGGAATTCGATTGTATGTATGTAACCGTTCCTGAGCAAAATGTCCTGCATCCGTCCAAGCGGTGTCGGAACTTTCACCGTGAATCCGAGAGCATGAATCCGGCTCACCAGTTTTCGAAAGTTGCCGCGCCGCTTGGACGCGATGTAGGAAATGTAAATTGCGCTATCAACTTTCCACAAGTAGCCGTCAAACTTTTTCTTTGTAAATCCCAGCAGTTCCCCGCGCTTTGTGTCGGGGTCGATCCTTCCGTCTTCGAGTTCGTCCTTACGTCTCGTCGTACTCATTTGTTTTCCTTCCGTTCCAGTTCGTACAACTCCAATAGGTGTTTAAAATCTTCCTTGTCAGACTCCGCTTGGAGCATGCGTCGTTGCCACTGTCCAGCCTCCGCGTATTCCTGTCTTTTTACGCAGCGTGGAAGCGCTCGTTCTCCGCGACTCAACGTGTCGTTTGCAATCCACAGATGCACGCGGAGCTCCCTTTCCAACGCGGTTTGCTGTTCAAATGGACGCATCACCTCAGCAACGGTTGTCTCTTGGGCGTCGCCACTCATAATTTTACTCCAGCTTCTTTGAGCAACGTGATCCACTGGTCTTTAACCTCGGGCGTGCAATGCGCCATCGCATCGTGCCACGTCGGCCAGCGCCCGTGCTTTCCGTAGAAATGATACTGCCAATACATCGACTGTTGATTGTGCGCGTTCGCCGGATCGTGATCCACCGCGCATTCCTGACAAGTCCCGGGTTTCGGCGGGAGCAGCGCGAACCTGCCAAGGTGCGGATGTTTTGAAGTGTCCAGTTTCATATTGAGGGGGCCAGCCGGGCCTTTCGTCCCCGGAGAATCACGGACAGACGAGGACCCGACTGACTTGCGCCTGTTTTGCCTCTCACCGGCAGGCTCGGCACGCTCCTGAGATTCTTATTTCTTCGTCTCAGCTTCGATTGTCTTCAACTCTGGCAGGATCGTTGGCCATGTCCGCAGCAGATCATTGAGTTTCTTCGTGCTCAAATCCGCGACCAGCTTTTGCTCGGGTTTCGCCAATTTCTTCCGCACGCAAAACGTGAGAAGCGATGCTTCGGAGATACCGCCTTCGTCCGCAAGCACTGCCAGTTGTTCAAGCGCTTCAGAGCCGGTCAGCGGTTCGGGTTCGGGAGACGGCGCGGGAACTGGCTCGGCGGCGGGTGCCGGCGTGGCGGGTTCGGGTGCCGGCGTGGTTGGCGGCGGCGTGGTCGATGGCGCGGCGACAGCTTCAGCCGGCGGCGTGGGCGCAGCCGTGGGCGCAGCCGTTGGCACTTTCTTGCCCAGGTCCGATGTATCCGCTTCCTTGATCCCGGGAAACGCGTCGTCAATGGTTACTTCCCCTTCCTTGATCGCGTTAAACAAGCCGATCAGCGTTTCCAGTTCTGCCAAACCGATGTCTTCGACGGATGTTTTTTCCATCTTGTGAAGAACCCGCTCTTTGGGCACGCCCATCTTGGCGAACGTCGCCAATGCTTTCGAGCGCCGATCTTTCAACGTGCGCTCGTCGCCGATGGCTACCTTGCGCGCGGCGTCAAACACGGGCTTGATAAGCGCCAGTGGCACCACTTTGAAAACGGCATCCCGTAGGGCAATGGCTGAGCCGGCATTGCTGGCAAGGTTAATGTCGTCTTCGTCGATCGCGCCGCCGGCTTTCTTTTTGCCGACGATGCGCCGCCGTTTCTCGATGCTGATTGAGACGTTTCTTTCGAGGTCCATCGCGACCGCCTGAATTGTGACGTGCGGATTGTCGCCGGTAGCAACAGTGTCGATGATGCGGCTTGCGACGCGCAGATTGCCGTAACAGGAAATCGCAATCTCGGCGAGGCGCACGCTGGGCCCTTGGATGTTTTTGCCGCCACGGGGCAACGTGTAAAAGCAACTTTCCGCAGTCTCTTGGTCAAGAGTCGCGAAGGACATCATGGCCAGCTTGACGGCAGGCAGGTTGCGCGGGAAACGTCGCGCGGTGGCGATTGACTGATTGATTTCAGCGTTGCTGATGGCTTCCAGCGCACTCGGCTGGACGACTTCGGGACTGGTGACTTCTAGGTTCATGGTGTTTTGCTGGTGTTGGTTTTTGTTTCGGTTAAATGCGCGGTTTCTCCGTTCAACTCACGGCAAGCTTTCCTAGATGTTGTTGCTACGTGTCCACAGCCGGGGCACCTTGCCGGAGTTTCGAATTTGAAATGATGGTAATAGACATCGTCATCGCCAACGCTGTCGTGCGTGTAAATTGCGACTGGAACTGCCGTTCTCATAAAGCATTTCTTACACAAGCCACCCTTGATAAAGTTCCAACGTGATCCGTATTCGGCAGTGCATTGCGAGCAGTTATTCATAAAAGCGGCAAATGTTCGGCGCCGTGTTTTGACAAGACTTTTTCAATCGGCATGTTTCGTTTGAGCCGGCGGTAAATCGTCTTCTTGGCCACGCCGATGCGTTTTGCCCAGTCGATGATCGAGAGGGTTTTGCCGTTGAACGTCAATCGGGCGGCGGTTTTACGGCGCTCTGCGACGCTGGCGATGGCGGCTTTCACCTTCGACTCCCGGCTGCCAGACCGCCCCCCGCGCGCGGCGGCGGCACGCAACTTCGTAAGGCAAGGTTCACAAAGTTCCAAGGCGTTCTTCATGCTCACACTTTAACAAGGGGCTTGCTGGTTTGCAACGAGAATTTCATTCCATCCATCGGACGCAACTCGGGGTCGTGCAGCTTGCGTGAACATGCCCGTTGTAACTGCTGCGGCTGTATCTGAGGGTTCCAGTCGAACAGATCGGGCAAGGCATTTCGCCGCCACCGGAATAATAGTTCTCAGATTTCGGCGGCTCATCGTCGTATTCAGTTTGAAACTTGTGCCGACTCGGCAGGACGCCTTTGTCTCCGGCTTTGAACCGGCGTTTCAATTCTTCGAGTATGGCCCGACGGGCACGCAGATAATTTTCCATTATTTTGCTCCTTTCGGTTCTGCTGGAATTTTAGTCCAGCCAGCGAGCTCCGGTGGTTCGTCGTCCTCTGTCCATCCGCGTTGCGGTGCGATGCAGTCCACGGGACCGGCGATGACGCGTCCAGTGTCTTTGCCGATGGGGATGCGTTGCCAGCACCAGAGCATATAGTAATTCGAGGGATCAAGGAGCCTCGATTCGGCGGGATAAAGCTCTACGGCTTCCCATTCCGGGCCAACGATGTCGTTCTTGATGCGCTGGAACTCGCGCCAGTCGTGCCGGGGTTCGCCGTCCGGACAATGGATTCCGAGGACGACTCCGTTAACGGTACCAAACGATTTTACGAATGGATTCCCGACGATGTTCCGTGCGGTCACGATGTACAAATAATTCTGCCACATCTCGGCGCCGTCGGCTGTTCGGCGATCGGTTTTTTTCATCGGTCGCCAGAATCTTGACGGTCTCAGCCGGCGTGAGACTTTGCGGGCTTCAGCAACAGTTTCCGGGTCCAACATGCCTTCGTAGTTCATTGCTTTTTGCTCCTTTTCAGTGCTCCACGCAAACTTCTGGCGGAACGTTCGGATTTATCAGCCGCCATGTTGGCGGCTTCAATCGACTTTGCTGCGCAACGCGGGCAAACACAAGTCCCTGGTTTTCGGGTAACTTCTATCGCCCAAAATGTGCCGCACTGGTAGCAGCGGAATTCCTCATAAATGATCGTGTAGTTGCTTGTCATAATTTCTAAAAGTAAGGGATGCCCCACCCCGCAAGGAGGCGAAGACCAATCGCCTGCGCGGATGCACTCGCGCAACGGGATGGGGCAAGGTTTTGCATTATAGATGTTTCCATACCTCGTATGCACTGCGAACAACAAACGCGGTGAGCGCGAGGCACGCTGCGATTACAATGATGTCGATCATTTCAATTCCTCATTCCTCGTCCAGTTTCGTCGGATGCTCACTTCCGCTTCTTCAACGAACTTAATAAACGGAGCGAACTGTTTTCCGAGCGGCGTGCTGCGGTGCGCTTCCTCGTGTTGCAACAGCTTGAATTCCTCATTGCGAAAAGTCAGAGTGCCGCACTTGGCGCCGTTCATAAATACTCGCACATGCGTATGCTTGCCCCAGGCTTTGAAATACCAAGTCATCATATTTAAGTTTCCTTTTTTTCTAGCGTCTCGGGACAGATGTCGCGAAGACGCGCGTTGAATCCTGCCCGGAGCGTTTTCCGCGCTTCATCATACTCGGCTTGGAGGGCGTCGCGTTTTGCTTTCATCTTTTTACCTTCGTCGATGTCGAGCACGAGGAACGGTTTGAAGGAACTGCGGTACGAGGGCACGTAAGCCAATCCGCTTGGTAAAATCTCCCCTAATCCTGATAAGCAATACGGAAACTGGTCGTAATGCCAGAAGATCATTTTGGGCTGCGTGTTCATCGTTTCTCCCATCCGAGCGTTTTCGATGCTGCGACGGCGGCACCAGGGTCTGCGTTTTTCAAAGCGCTGTACCGTTTAAGCCAATAATCACCGGTCTCGCCTTGAAACCACGGATCGCCGGCTGGGGCAAATCTGATTCTGTCCAGCAATTCGATGATGGTTTTGGTATCAATCGTAGCGCGGTTTTCCGGAGTTAAGTTCATTTTGTTTTCCTCCGTTTCTTCGGCAGCAGGGATTGCAAAAACTCAAGTTGAGCCCGGGCCGCTTCTCGGAACTCTGCGCCGTGCGTATTGGCGTAATTAAAAATGTTATAGACTCTGCTCCACGGACTACCCTTACAGAGCGGCCAACCAGTGCGCTTGCGCACCGGACAACCAGCGCAATCCTTCGTCCGCTTTTTATATGGAATGACGAACAACTTACACAAGGCGCAATCTTTTGCGAAGATAGACTCCCTGCGCTTTTGCTTACCTGTTGCCAACCGTTTCCAGTGGGCACAGGCTTTTCTAAGTGCTCTTTCAGTTTTTGGGTTCATTTGCTTTCCTCCTTTTCAATTTGATATTTTTCGGCTGCGGCGGATTCCTCGTTGAACCCGAATAGCTCGTTGTAAATGAGCAAGCCAAGGTGGTCGATCTCAATGCCGCCAATTGCAGCCATGTATTTTATGATGATCTCCCGATACGACCTGTCGAATTTCCACATCGCGTACTTCTGCTCTTTGCGTGCCGGCATTTTGCAGTTCTCCGGATTGCTCAAGGCGAAGTGGCTGCGGCAACTGAACGGGCGGAACGCGTAAATACTGCACCGCCCCCAAAATAGGAACGGGCAGCGTATCGCCGCGTCGCGATAGTCGAATGCCAAACCCTCCTTGGCGCGTTGCAGGAGCGGCTTGGCGCGTAACAGCCATTTCGTTACGTCCAGCTTGAGCATTACGATCCGTTCGGGTGACAATCGCGAAAGGATGTCTGCGACTTCCTGTTTATCGGCAAAGACCGGCTCGTAACAGCACGCGTCCAATTGGCATTGGTCGCAAGCGGGCTGGAACTTGTTTTCCTTGGCGGCTCGTCCGCGTGCGAGCAACTTGTCGAAGTCGTCGCGGAGTTGTTCAATGGGGTTCACAGCAGCTTGCCTCCGTCTGCGGTGTCGAACACGCATATCCCGGGGCATGGATCACTGCTTGGGGTAGTAAATGTGCGCGTATGACAAAGAGGATCCACATAAACCGCCCAATCTTCCCCCCTTTCATCCGCTCTGCGTTCAGCGCGTTCGCAGGCTTGCTGCACTTCCTTTACCTTGTAAATGTCGCTAGTCAATTTCATGGCTTTTCCCCCTTCAATAGCGCCAGTGCCATCTGCAATCCTACAAACATCCCAATTGCGCAACTGTCTGGAACAATGCCGAATGAACTGATTGCCGAAGCACACTCGGCATTGCCAGTGCTATCGTAATACACCCGGGCGACTGCTTCATATTCGTCCTTGCTCGTGCCCAGCGTGAACTCAGCGCAAAGTTCATTCCTCAGCGATTCCATGCCATCGCTGAAAAACCTTACGGAGTTTTCCAACGCAACCTGATTATTCCAGCCCTCAAATTTTCTTCCGTTATGAGACGCCTGACATTTGCCTAGGAAATAATCTAAGTTGATCTTCAGAAGGAATTCGGGCGTGATGTCCTGGCCCCATTCAAATACGGCTTCGCCAATATCGCCGACAACGACCAACCAGCGGCGATGAATTATGAAGCGGCAACCGTAATTCCACGTTCCGGGCTTCTGCCAATTGATGACAGCGACCGGCGAGTCTTCCAAAGGTGCGATGATCGTCGCTCGATGGTCCTTGAAGTGCACTTCGCGGTAACGTTCTGAAATCTCGAACGTGTATCTTTGGACTGGGTTCATGGTGAATTCCTCAGCAGATTAATCTCGTGGTGTAGGCGAGACATTTCCTGTTCGAGCATTTTCAGGGTGCCCTGGTCCTCAATGGCGCGGTGCTTGAGCTTTTTATTTTCGACTGCCAATTGCGCGAATTCTTTCAGCAATCGGAGGTAGCAGTTTTTTTCTCGTTTACTGGTCATGGCTTGGTGCTTTTTTCGTCGGTTTGGTGTTTCTCGTGCATCTCGCGTAGAAGTGCCATTTTACTTTCGGGCGTGTCCTGGGGTTTAGCGCTGGTGACGTAAGCCCACTTGCCGCAGGCGCATTTGGCGGTCGGATAGTCGCCGATGGATTCAATAATTAAGCGGTGTGTCATGCTGTTTGTCTCCTGCCCTTAGAAAATGACATGCGTTTTTTGGAAGCCGGCGCAAAAGCAACCGGCTCGTTGTCCTCGTGCCACGGTCCATAATGACGGTGTCGAAGCAGCATCCGTCTTGCTTTCTCAATGGTGTAAAGATGAACACTGCGACACGCGCCGACGCGATAATACAGGTCCTTGCGAAACACGTTGTCCCGATCGAAAACGAGGTCTTCGGTTTCCACCCAGGCATGACCAAAAGCAACCCCGGCAATTTCCTGATGACCGGTGCAAGTGCCGTGCGCCAAGCGCATGTCCGTGAATCGCGCTTCAAACAAAAGATTCGCGGCGCTTTGATAACAGCTTCCGGTTGATGCTTTGCGGCCCATACAATTTTTACGCGCATCGTGCATCTGGCGGACCGAAGTGAATTGGCAAAACTTTTTGCCCCGGCTCTATGTTGTCCAGGGATGTCCACTCCCCGAGACTAGGCTTTGCTCCGTCGCGCGTGATGATGGCGGTAATCATTATTAGCCGGTCGCCCTCGTGGTACTGCACCATGACCCCTTCTTTGCGGTTCGGATCGTCGTGGGGCGGCAGGATCACTGCATTTTCCGGATCATCCATGATGGCCCGGGCGAGCAGTGAATTCTGGTCTCTTCTTACTTCGGTAAGCCACGCCTCAGCGACGAAGATTGCAAAACCTCTTTGACTCGCGACTGAGATGTAATGGCCAATGGTGCTTTTCGGCACCCCTTGGGCTAACAACGGAATTACGGTTTCTTTCTTCGGATCACCAATCAGTAAGACCGGTGCGCAATAACCATCAAGTTCAAAGCATTGGCGAGCGGTTTCGAGCGCACCGTTCAGAACGTGCTGCTTTTCTTTTGCAAGGTTTTTGAAGTTCATATTTTGAGTTGCCCGGGGATTGCTCCCCGGGCGGTTGCGTTAATCTTCGAGGTCGAGTTGTCGGCCCTGACTCACAATCAACGAGTCGAGCTTGCCTTTGATGTCGGTGAAGGCGGCGGCGGCTTGCGCGCGCACGTCCCCATACTCGCGCAACTTCTGCGGGGCGATTTTCACCTTGCCGCTTTGGTCGAGCAGAATTCCGCGCACCTGTTCCATGATCGGTTTGAGTTTTTCATCCGAGAACACGTCGCGCGCCTCAAACGTTTCGATGAACTGCACCAGATTGCCGATGCAACTGTCCCGGATGACCTTTGGCTTCTCCCCGGGAACAGGCGCTAAGACTTCGGCGGCGTGGGCAACGAGTTCCAGCAACTCTTTACGTAGCGCCTCTTCGATCTGCGCGGCGGCGTCTTCCATGCGCCGTTTGAATTTCTCGTTTGCTTCGGCGCGGAGTTCGTCCGGGATGTTCTCCGGAACAGACAACTTCATCCAGTACCATTCAATCCCGAACAGCTTTTCCAGTTCCTCGGGCGTGGGATAATCGGTCTCCACGTAGAGCGGGCCCAACCCGCCTTTCTTCACGGGGGCGGACTTGGCGGCTTCTTTGTCGTCGGGATAGTTGGTGATGAAATCTTTCAACTCGTTATCGGCGATCTTCTGCCAGCCTTCCTTCAACATTTTTTCGACCTGAAGGACGTTGGATTGCTTGGAGACAAACAATCCCGGTCGGAACATGCTGGGGATGCTGACACTTTCCACGCGGCCCTTTAGGGCGGTCATCGCTTTGTTCAGCCGGTCCAGCCGCTTCGAGCTAAGCAATTTCTTCGTGGTCTTGGTGCGGTCGCTGGCAACGAAAACAACGGGCTCGCCGCCTTCCGCGTCGCCGTTCGTGGTCTGCTTGCAAAGTTTCATGTATTCCGCCAGTGCGGCCATATCCTTGACGCCTTTGGAATTGCCAAAGCGTCGGATGGTGATCGAAAAAAGGACGGTGTCCTTAAACTTGGCAATGTCGATCGTGGTCAAGTTTCCTTGGTTCTCATTCATGGTCTGTGTTCCTTTCGGTGTTTTTGGTTTTTAGTTATTCGGCTCGAAAATGCCCAACGGCAAATAACCTGGGTTGCCGTCGCTACCTAACGCCCAGACTGCGCGATGCTTTGAAACCTGTCTGCACCCGCCGCAATACCAGTCAACAACCGTAGTTTTTTCCCGATCAATTTCGTAAACGGTTCCGATGCCGCGCGGCTCTTGCAGCACCGGGAAACCGCACGGACAAATTGAATTCCGTTTGACTGTTTCGGGCGACATCATTGGTTGAGTCTCACTTGCGCCGGCTGCGTCACAACAGCCTTTGCGGTCTTTTGTTTCACTTCGGTTTTGCCTCCCGCCAAGCGTGACATTTCGGCGAGAAATTGAGTCGCGTTGAGATGGTTTGGCCCGCTGATTTTGTCGGTCTCAACTTTGATGGTGCCATCTTCGAGAATGGAGATTTGAATTGTGTCGGGCATAGGTCAACGGCGTTTGAAAACGAATTGCTGGTTGGTGTTGGTCTGGTTTGGCGTCCAGCCGAATTTCTTCGCGGTCGCTTTGACCACGGCGGCGGAGTATGCCCGCTTCAATTGGTCAACGCTGGCGTAACGGCTCAACTGTGCTTGTCCCGTAGAGCAGTCGATACTCTGGTTTGAATCGAAGCGGATCGTGTGTCCGTCCGCTTGGAGCACGGGGCCAAGTCCAAGCTCGGCAAGCGCTGCCATCATAAGCGCAGCGTTGCACTTTTCGAGGTTCACGCTGGTCAATCGGATGCTGTCACAAGGCATAAAGTTCTCCCATGGTTTGCGGGAATGGTTTTCGCTCAAGGTCTTCGATGTTCGCCGGCAACGAGTAATCGCCCGTCTCGCTGCGCTTTGTCGCGACGTAAGCGTATTGTGCCCCGTCCTGGCCCTCAGCAAGCGCTATGGCGTGTTTGGTGTTCTCGGGGATAAAGTAGGTCTCCCCGCTTGTGATCTCCACGCTACGGTCGGCCAGCGTGACGACAATCGCGCCGTAAATGCACACAATGACTTCTTCCCGCCCCGGCCCGGTTGTGTGCTCGGGCATCGTGTCGCCCGGGAATAGGTGAATCATCTTCGCGGTCAACCGCTCGGAGTAGGCGGGCGTGATCCAAGTTTCAATTCGGGCGTGTTGGTGGTTTTCGCTCATAAATGATGCCATTGATTCAAGCGCAAAAAGACTGCGAGCGTCGTTTTCAATTCGTTCAATTCCCCCCGCACCTTTTCGATTTCTTGCTGCCACGTTCCCGCGAGTACTTGGCTGTGGCAATACTTGGCGCGCATTTCCTCAGCCTCTTTTTTGAACTGGTCGCGCTTGATTACGACTTGGTTAACATCTTCGATCAAATTTGAAACTCGTTGACTGAGAACTGCGTTTCGTAACTCAAGTGCGCTCAGTTTTTCAGTCGCGCTTTCCAGTTGCTTTTTTAGCGTCTCGTTTTTCTGATGCACATCCGAATATGATTCGCGCCAAGCTTGATGAGTGAGTATCAAGCTGGCGTTAGCCTTTTCGAGTGATCGGATTCTATCTTCACGCTTCGCGCTCTGAGAATTTTTCTTTGCGGTTTGCTTCATAGGCTCAAACTCCTTCCGGTGGTTTCGGTGATCTTGAACACGCCCGGGCTCGCGGCGGACAAAAACCGGCCCGATGCCGACTTGCGAAGTGCCTGCATCTTCGCGGCGTTCGCTTGACAGATAGGCACAACGGTTGCGGCGGCTTCAGCAAGCGGCACGTTGAAGAGCCATGCGCGGTGACAGCAGGACTCTACTTCGCGACCAACCCAGTTTTCCACTTCCGGACATTCGCCAGTGATTTTGTACTTGGCCCGGTAAAGGTCCCACAATGCGGCTTGTTCTGTCTGGGTTGGGTAATCGTAGAAGAAAATGCCCAGCTTGAAACGGGCGAGAATTTCCGGGGTCAAATCTTCGATCGAGTTGCACGTTGCAATCATCAACGTGCTTTCCTGCGTGACACTGTCCACGGTGCGCAAGAGCTTCTTCATGTTCTGCTCCGATTCACCGACAAGACTGCCCTTCACGGTGCTCATGCTGCCGCGCAGCAGTGGTACCTTGGCTTCTCCGGCCACACATTGAGCCGTCCAAGACTTGCCCGAGCCCGGCACGCCCAGGAGCAGCACGGCGAGAACTTTCTTCGCTTCGGTCCAGTAAAGGAATTGCTCAATCATGGCTTGAGTGGTGCCGTCGAGCCCGGTGCGCCCGGCGAGCATCTTTTCAATTTCGTCGAGGAAGAACACGCCACGCACCCGCTGACGTCCATTGATGAGCTTGCCGAAGAAATCCTTCGCGCCGAACGTGCCGGCGAGGTCTTGAAATCCAACGGTGGGTTGCGAGATGTCGAGCCCGGCGGTCCCGCGCAAGCTGGCAACTTTCAACTCCCACAAGCGGCGCGGATCAATGCCGGTCTTGGTGCTGGCCAGCGCCAGGCTTTGCTTGATGGCGAACACCGAGAGATAACCAGTCAAGCAATCCACGATGCGAGACTTTTCCTCCGCAACAATTTCGGGCAACTCTGGCACTGACTTCTTAATGTCATTTATGGCATCATCAATGCAAGCTTGAATGTCCTCGGTTGCGGGCGTCGGCTCGTCTAAAACTTGCATGTCGTTGGCGAGTTCCGGCGGCAAAGTCAGTGCGGGCCCGAGTAGAACGAGACAAGAGCCCACGGCGGGCAGGGTGTCGCGCAAGTTCCAAATCGCTTGCTTGGCGGATGAATCGGCGAAGGCATTGTGCGCGTTATGAATGAACACTGAACAGCGTGCGGGTTTCTTGTCGGCAATCAGAGCGAGACATTGAACAAGGTTCTGTGTGTCTGCCGGCTCGCCAATTGTGGCGGCAATCGCAATGCCGTCTTTGTCCAGACCTTGCAACCCGGCGACACTGTCCCAACTGAGGAACGCGTCGGCTTTGCCGTTACGCGTGGCGGCGCAAGCGGCGATCGTTGCGGTGGGGTCTGCGGTGTTGATACCGATGATGGGGCAAGCGGCTCTGCGTGCCTGCCGGAATGGATGAACTTGAGTCATGGTCTTTTTCCTTTTCTTTGTTCGGTTGGTCTCTTACTTCACCCTCACGATAACGAGGGTCTCGTTTGGTGTCAACAGTCTTTTTTTGCTTGGTTGGTCAATTTGCGATCGGTGTAGGCAATGCGCCGCGCGGCGCGGGCATCGGCTTTGCGTTGCTTGGTCTGGCGTGCCTTTTCCAGTGCGACGCACGCGGCGCGGCGTTGCAGTGCGATGCGATACAAGTCCACGGCAGCCATGGTTACAATCTGCCGGGTGCGTTCGGGTCTAAATTCGATGATGTCGCCCGCTTTGAGGGTCACGACAAGTCGCCGGCGTTTGTCCGGGCCAAACTGTCCACCCAGGGCGGCGACCGTCACGCGCGAGACTGGGGCGGGGTTCTCGCCGATGACGTCGCCCGCGCCATTGCGACGCGGGCGGGTATGGTTGAAGGGTTTCACGGTGTGTCCTTGTAAACCTCAAGCCTAAGTTCGTAGGGGCCGAACATGACCCAGCCTTTGGAGAGGCTGACGCGCACGTCCCAAAGCGGGACGCGCTCCCACATTGGCCAGCGCAGCAGGCGGATTGCAATGCCTCGCTCGGTCGGTCGCGCGTAATTGGTGGGCGTTTCAAGTCTCGGGTTCATGCGAACCTCCCTCGTGTTTCCTGAAGATATTCGGCGCACAGTACCATTGCGTCTTCAGTCTCGTTGCTCTGGAATTGAATCCTTGGTCCTTTGACTTTCCAGCCTGAGCCATTGCGGGCCACGCGGGCCACGGCCCGGGGCTGATTGCCCCTGGCGTGTTGGACGAATACGAAATATGGCGTGCCGTGGTAAAGCTGGCGGATGATGCACCCGGACAAGCTTTCCGTCGGGATTGTGCTTTGCGCGTTCATGGCTGTTATTTTGTGGTTAAATACCCGATGCTTCGTGCCCTACGGTCGAAGAATGGGAATGTTATTGCTTTGGCGCTCTTTGCACTGGTGGCATAACACGTCCTCACAATGGCTGCGCGGTACGGTCGTCCGTGACGATAGAGTTTTACGGTCCAGAGTTTCAGGTTCATGGTTGCGTCTCCTTGCCGTCGTAATACTCCGCGACTGCCCGGTCTAAGTCCCACATGCGGCGCCAGCCCGAGAGTTCAATGTGATAACCTCCGGGACATTCGCCCGTGTTATGGTCGAACTGTTCAATTGCCGCTTCGACTTGCGCCCGGGTGAGTCCTTCAACGGCGATCTTAATTTCGTTGCCGCATTTTAGGCACTTGGTTTTTATGACTTGCTCGCCCGGGACAATGCGACGCACGGGGGCGGGTGACATGGGATAAATGTTTTCGGTGTTCATGGTGTTCCTTTCGCTTTCGCGATGGCGGAGCGACAAGCATCGCTATGGGTGCCGTGCGGGTCGGTAAGCAACCAAGCACGGACCAAAGCGAACAATTCCGGCGTGGCGGCAATCAGGGCGGCGTCAATCTTCCTTGGCACGGTGGCAACTGACGTGTGAGCCTGCCCGTGGTCCTGTGGCCAGACTTCGTAGCGCCCGCACGCCTTTTCGACGTGCCATGGTCCGGGTGTGGTTGTTTCTGGTTCGTTCATGGTCTTTCATCCTCGTAAGAGACTTCGCCGTCAAAGGTGAAGCCTGCGGTTTCAATGCCGCGCCCGGGCAATCGCCCGAGCGCTTGTTTGTATGCCCGATTGCCCCGCTCGAAAGCGGCGGGGTCGTTGGTCGGGTCGTTAGGGAACAGGGCGCACTGTTCCTGGGGCTGCGCTGGCGCTCGTTTCTCCCTCTCTCGCGTCCCGGCTTGCGTTGCGATTCCCGACGGGGTACCTACGTTTCATGGGTTACCGAAAGCGGGTCATGTCGCGGAGTTTTCCGCTGGATCGTCGAGATTGCGACCCTGATCCTCCAAGCTCAATCGTTCGCGATCTGGACGAATTCAAACGGCTTTGTCAGCCAACAGAATCGGAGTGTTGCGCCATGCTCCTTGATATTCGCCGGCACGTTCGCGGTTCTTGGGATGATGTTGCGGTCCTGTTCGGGTGTAACCAACCAACGGTTAGACGCTGGTTGCGAAAGGATGGCAATCCGGATGCAACGTCGCGCCGGCTGATCTGGCTTCTTTGGCTGATGCTCTGTCGGCCCGGGTCGTTCCCGATAACTGTCTGGCAACTTAGCTGCCACGGTCGGAGTCGCGAGTTGACTGACCCATGCAACGCCGGAGTTGACCCTGAGCCCGAGGACTGAAGGCAAAGTCATCAACGCAAGCGCTCTTTGGTCGTCCCTTGGGTGTGCTGACATCTTTTCGGTCGGCTTTTGGTTCTGCTCGGCGATGCGACAAACGGAGGTTATTACAAAACGGTGGACGCGAAAGCGTGCATGACGCGGCGCGCGTGGTGTTAAATCCGATGGGGAGGTGCGCGACCCCGGGGGCGGGTTTTTGGGGGTGGCACGCGCTTGTGCTACAACGTGTTAGCCCCCTTTCTCGATCCGTGTCTGGTTTTGGCTGGGGTTTTTGAGGGTGAAGAAGGAAGGTATTGGGATGGAAAGGGATGTGGGTTACGGGAGTTGCTTTTGAGTGACTGGGTAAAGAGAGTAGGATTTGGCTGGGTGTGATTGCGATGGTGATCCCCCCCCAAGGTAATAGATTGATCTTGGTCACCTGGAAAACACTGGTGATCGGCGTCCGGAAATCTTGAACGGTTGGCCGACATGACGGGGTTGGTTTGCGACTATAGCTGTCGAGAGGATGTTCCAGCGGTGAAGCTGATACTCCGTGTTGGAGTCCGGGTAAAGGTCATGCGAATGAAAGCCCGGGCGAACTTCTTTGAGTTGATTAGCGAGAGTCAAATTTTCCTGCAAGGGAGCAGGGGCGGGGCACATGCGCCGTATATTCTACCGCCTGACACTATCTCGGATTTAAGATCAGGTTACCGAACCGACGTTTGAACTGATGGCGTTTGCTGACAATTTGGTGTGATGGTATTCAACCGGCCCGTCTTGGGGGCGGCATGATTAGCCACCCCACAACAAGCGACCACCGGGTTAGGCTGGGAAGCTTGCTGCTTTAGGGGGAGAGTTTTTCCAGAGACACCAAGGTTAGAATCAGCGGAACAGGCATTGTCAGACGTGCGGTTAAGCGAATGATCGAAAGGCGTTGTTCCCCACGAATAGTCCGCGTCGAGCCGGAGTAATTCCAGATGGACTTGGGCAGGGGATTTACCGGTCATCCAAGACAAGCGAGGATCGGCTTTGGCGCAACACCATACGCCATAAATCTTTCTCCACATTGCAGAAGCAGACCAGAATTGAGTGGTTACGTGGAGGAATTTGGTTTGGAGGTCTTTTTTGTTGCAGGAACGGCCAGGAGTCGGGATATGAACAGTTCGATCGGCGTGCTCGTAACGCCAGATGGCGTAAATGTCTTTTCGATATGACGATCGAAAGCGCCGGATCACAAGGATGCCTCCTTCTGTAAAGTTCTGGCGTTGAGCGAATTAGTCGTATTCAGTCGGTAATTCAGCAACCGTTGTTCCCACGACGTCACGCACATTTGCTCTTGAGACGCGCCAGATCGCCAGGTTGCAGGGGAACAAAACTTGGAGAAAGGAGAGCCTGCTGGTGCGACGGACTGGCACCTTATGGTTTTGGTTATTGAGCGACGACCCATGACGGCGGCAGGCGCGCCGGGCGGTTGCTTTAATTGCCCCGCACTTACCATCATCTTCAGGGGCCGCGTCGGAGATGGCCGACTCTGGCGGGTTGAACGAACCTGACCCTTACTGCATTGGGGCATGGTGATGAATTTCTGAGAACTGGAAACCGGTGTCCCAGGTTGCAACGGGTGTTGGTCACCGGTCAACCTGGGACATGAACTATTGGCAGTGTATCGCCTTAGTGAACGTTGTTGAAGCGGCAAGGCTCGTAGTGAAACCGCGCAAGGCTGCACAGATTGGAGAACCGACGCGCGTTGAAGTAATCCTCCCTGAGAGCCCTGCCGCAGAGTTTTTGAAAATGGAGCCAGCCCGAGGAATTGAACCTCATCCTCCGCACCCGGAGCGACCGGAATGCGGTGCGCAAGCGTTACACCAAAGCCGGCTTCAAAAGAACCCCCGTCACCACGGTTAAGTGGGACGGGGACGATGCCCAATCCTGTAGCTGACAGCACAGACATGCTGTACCCGACTTTCGTCGAGTAGGAAGACCGGGAATCTAAATTTGTTTTGTTCGTTTTCATGTCTGGTGACCAGCTACGGCCCTGAACCTTTTTTTAACTGCGCAAACAAATCCCACGACACCGGAAGTCGCGCAAGTATTTTTTTCAAGTATTTTTCGGAGCAGACTCAACTGGCTTTGCATCAGTGGTTAATGACACCGGCATTTTCGTCATCAGTCGCCGTAGAACAATCCGGTTGGAGCGAACCGCCGACCCGCGTTTCAGTTTTGCTTCTGACATAGAGTTACGTTGTCGGTTTTCCGGGCGGTCGCTCATCCGGGACGTTAGGCGGCGCTGGACACGTTGAGCACTTCATAAAAGTGAATTTTGGCTTACGTTTGGACGTGACCCATTGTTCGTGTCCGCATTCCAGTTCGCAGCAAAAGCGCTGTGGATTCATGGGCGAGCGGTCCACGCGCCGAACCAACCTCTTGGGTGATTCGCCCGGTCGCTGATCCGGGACGTTCGGCGCACTCGCGCTCGGTGGTGTCCACACCGCTATCATGCAAGCGAACGGAGCGGAATGAGGCTTCCACGGGCCTCGGCTCACGACACCGCGAAAGTGTAACCTGCCTTTCGGGAAGCGGAGTTCAGCCTTTCGGTATATCCAATCGTGAAACCAGAAGGCATCCATTCGGGCAGGCAAGAGTCCGACCACCGTTGCCCCGCGCTGGCTTTCCTCGTATGCCTTTTGCACCCACCGCCGGATTTCTTTGCCGTATGGCGGATTCATCCAGCAGATGCCTTTCCATTCTTGCGCCAGTCCGTCCACTTCGGGGGTGTAGTAGTGCTCGCACAGCGCGAGTTCAGGGATTGAGCACACGTCGGTCGTGAAGTGAAATTCAGCGTCGAGTTCACGGAACAATTTCAGCGGCGTTCCATACACCACGCTCTTGCTTGTCAGCGTCGGGTGTCCTTGGCCTTTCCCCATCACACCGTGCGCCGAACCAGGCACTGCAGCCAATGACGCCATCGCGTCCAGCGTGAAATCGGATGTCTCTTGAGGCGTCATGGCTGAGCTTTTTCGTTAGCCTGCTGGCTCTTGTTCCAGTCACGCGCAGCCCGCATCCGATACACTCTCAGCGGGCCAGCCGTTTTGCATCTGTCACACCACACCGCGTATTTCTCCGGCCCGTAGATTGAGTGCGTCATAGTCGGCATCTCCCCACACGACGAGCAGGCTAACAATCGCGCTGCACCGCAACCGCCGTGTGCGTTTTCCGTTCGAGCTTTCGTTTTCATTCGTGAGTCTCCTTTGCGCTCAACCCGCGTTGTCCCGGCGGTGGGTGAGCTTGACCGTTAGACTGCTTGCGCTTCACGGCATCAAACAGCCACTCGGCCACATGTCTATCCATCGGCCCAATCGTCCATCCGTATTCGGTCTTTCCACGGACCTTATATGGGAATGCCATGAAGGAGATTCCGTCGTTCCTGTGCTCGATTTTCCATTCGCAGTCTAACAAAGCGGTCGAGCTAACCACGCCCCCGCTTTCCGATTGAGAGTCACTTGTCATTTGAATCCTTTCCGTGCGCTCCACCCGCGTTGTCGGCGTGGTAGCTTACCTTACTGTTAGGCCAATGCTCGCGGCATCCTCTCGCGCGGCAACGGAGAATGTCTGCTACTTGCTCGGCATCTCGCGGCGAGTCGGTCAGGAGCATCTTCGCCTTGCCGCACCGATTGCAGTCAATGGGAGTCATAATTCCGGCGTAAAGAACAACCAGTAAAACGCCTGGATCCGGGGCTGTTTGATTAGCATCCGCTCAAAACAAAACTCCGGCGAACCATCGTCGTTGACCTGCATCTCCGTCTCGAAACTGTCAACCTCTTCCCACTCGCCGCGCCCTAAATCCAGACACCGCAGAACGTGCATCGTCCCTTGCACAGTGTTGAACGAAGGAATGAAATCCGATGGCGACGGCGACTCCCACGGCACGCGCAGGTTGAATACCGGGAAATTATTCGTGTCGCACGATGGAAAACAAATGCGCTGGCTCTTATACGGTCCCGATTCAATCTGAACCCCCAGCTTGGCCGCATCCGCCCGCGTCCCCAAACTCAGGCAGTAATACGATCCCTCCGGTTGCCCGAGATCGTTCAGCGTGCGCACACAATACGACTTGGGCCCGCACCGCGAATAGATGTAGATGATCCCCACCGTCGCCCCCGCCGCCGCCGCAAAACAAAACCCCGCCAACGGGAGGCTCACCGCCGGGGACGGCTTTTGCGGCACCAACAAAATCATCAGAGCCGTCGCAATGGTCTTCAGTGTTTTCATGGCTTCAACCAGACATTCGTCACGTTTCGTTCCGCAAGCAGTTTCTTAATCAGATGCTCGTTCGCCAGATTCTCCTGCCGCAGCCGAACGATCTCGGCAGTGTTCAGTTGCTCGTTGTCCCAAGCCCGATTGATAACAACCACAAAAAAGATCGTAAACCCAATCAGGATTATCGTTGTGACGCTTGCCAGAAGAATTTGCTGCAACTCCGGCACTGGTTTGGTAGGTGGCAAAGGGTTCATAAAATCATTCGGTTTTCAGAAAATGGCGAGCTTCACGTCTTGCCGCCGCAGAGGTTGACTTGTATTCGTAGCCGCATTTCCGGCAACGGCACTTCGCCGCACCAGCAGCCGTCACGCCGACTACCTCTATATCAAGATAGTCTCTCACATGACCGCGATCGTAATGCCGGAAAGACTTTGCAGACTCGCGTTTGCACTTAGAGCAGAACAGCGAACAAACCGGCGTCGATTGGCTCATAACAAAAAAGGTAGTTTGTCGGTTTGAAAACCGCACGCGCCTTTGTGACCGCCCCCGCCGTATTTCTTGGCAATGTTGGAGAGATCGTGATGCTCCTTGCCCGGCGCGTGGTAAAGGCTGATTGACCAGTCTTTGCTCGGTCGCCCAGGCTCGGCGTTTCCAGTGAACTTGAACCCGAAACAGGCGTCGTGTTCCGGCTTGATCCCGGCGGTGAAGAGCAGTGAGTTGTAGCGGACGTGATTACACGCTAGCCACGTCAACCCTTCCCATTGAAACGTGAAGCCAAGTTCCTTGATGATGGAGGCGTTTTCCTGGGTGCGGGCGTATTGCAGCGCTTGGCCAGCATCCAGCAGGGTTGCTACGTAGAGTTCCGCCAGCCCTTTCCGGTCACCCACCTGCTCGGTTGGACCCGATAATAGAATGTCCCAAGTATCCGGACCAAGTTGTCGGGAACGCAGCCCGTGTTGGAAGAGTTCGGCATCCGGATCCCGCTTGTCCCAGATGTCGTATTCGCCGGCCAGCCGCACGGCCCAGGGTTCAGAAACTCTGCGGTCAACGTAGTGCTCAAGGGCGGGGGCGTCCATGTCGAATCGCCCTTCGCATGCGAACCACTGCCATGCCAGCCTACAGGCGGCGACTCCGTCGATGCGGTAGCCGGGAATGGATTCGGGATGCGTTTCGATCGAGGATTTGTGATGGTCGATCCAGATCAATCTCTGATTCTCTTCGCGCGTGAATTGCGGAAGAACGACATTGTTCGCTGCCATGTTGTTGAATACCCGGTTAAACACCCGATCCACCGGCAGGTCCAGCACGTAGATTGGGCCGTCCGGGATGGGGAGGGGTTCATCGCCGAAGTTCCAACCAATGAAGATGGTGTCTGGCGGCAGAAACTTGCGCGCGATTTCGCGGCAGAAGATGCCGTCGAAGTCGGCACTGTGGTAGATGACTGTTGCTTTCATATATTCCTTATCGTTGCAGGTTCTCCGTAGATCAACGCGCGTGGCGGCACGTTCTTCGTGACTACACTGCCCGCTCCGATCATCGCTCCGACACCAATTACGACACCGGGCAGGATCACGCAGCCCGCCCCAATGCTCGCGCGATCGCATACAATCGGCGGATGCCCTTTGTATTTATGGCCGGCTTTCGGTTTGAAATCATCCGTGAAAACTGTTCCCGGCCCGATGAAGACTTGATCGCCAATAATGCTTCGCGGCGGCATAAACACGCGCGCGCTAACCCGGGTGCCTTGGCCAATATGAGACCGCTCCCCGATCTCCGCCCCCGATCCGATCGAACAATTCTCGCCAATAAAAACGTTCCTCAAAATGACGGCAAAGTGCCACACAACGCTACCCTTGCCGATCCTCGCCGTGCTGTCAACATAATTGATGATTTTCATGCAACAATTTTTTCGTAAAGATCGCCGAACGCAATGGCGGTTTCGCGGATGCTGGGCACTGGCAGCGCGTCTCGAAACGTGTTTTTCAGGGTGAAAATGCTTTGCAATTCCTGGGCAATCGTTCGCTGGTCGCCCTCGCTGACCCAGTAATCCGCATACGGATTGCCCCGGTACGAAATTGTCTTCGCCCCGCACGCCGCCGCCTGCAACGAGAGTTGGTTGAAATCGCCGTAGCGCACGAGCCCGATGAAGTAGTCCACGGAACAGAACGCGTTGCGCAAATCTTCCGGCTCTAATCGAATCTCGGAAATGTAAGAGGAAAATCCCGCGCCATTCCGGTTCGCCAGCGGGGAAAACCACCGAAGCTGATCGCGCACCATGTACGCCAGATGCAACTTGGCTTCCGGCACTTCCCTGCACACCCAGGGCCACGCAATCAGCAGGTCCAATGGCCATTTGATGTAGTGCGGGTTCTCCGCCGTGAACACCGATGGATTGCCGGCGAATTTTCCCCGGGACGCAACCGGTTTCCAGACTGTCTTGTCCACCCCAAGCGGGATGAGGGTTATTTCCCGTCCCTTGTCGCAGAGTGATTGATAGATTTCTTTGTGACGCGGCCAGAAGGTGACGACCGCATCGGCGTGTTGCAGCCAGTATTGCAGGAGCATCCAACTGTCCGAAGCTCCGTAACCACTGTGTAAACCCGTCTCGACTGACGTCTGAAACACATGCTCCGGCGTGCCGTGCGCCACCCACACCAGCTTGAGCGGTTGCTTTACCCGTTTGCGCATCGCATCCGGGAAATGCGTGTGAACAACATGAATGTCGCTTGCCTCGGCTGACACCCAGGTAGCCGGGTCTTGTGGGTTGTGAATCGTGGGATCGAGTCCGAGACCGACTTCCGCCAAAGCTAATGAGCGCGCGAAATTGCTCATGCCCGAATTGTTCGCCACCGTCCAATGGCTGATTTTCATAATCGAATGGGGTTTGGTTGTTAGATCAAAAGTTCACCGTAAAACCTCGGGGACTCTTCCTTGACCGCCACCAGATGCGCAACGACGTAGTCCACTCCCTCAGCGGTTCGCACCGTGTCGCATTTCACTTTCTGGAAGCGGCATTTCAATCCGGGAACAAGCTTCTGCATGTCCTTCTCCGTGTAATAACGGAAGGATCGGCTGTTCCAGAAACTTCGGTTGAGCGGATGGTCATGCGCTCCGAGTCCAGTCGATGACGGCACGGTGATGAACATCCAGCCGCCGTGCGCCAACGCTCGGTAAGCTTCGTTCATTACGTGGACTGGATCGTCGATGAATTGAAATACGTTGGTCGCGCGGATCGCGCCAAGAGTTGAATTCGAAAAATGCCAAGACTTATGCAAAGGCAGTCGCCACGATTCAAATTCATAGCCATCCGTCGGATTCGGTTCTCCAATGGCGATGCGTTTCAAGCCGCCGTTCTCGCGACACCACTTCGCCACCATCGCTTCGATGTAAGTATCGTGATTCTGCCACTGCACCTTTTGGATTTCCTCTTGATGCTTCAGCCATGAATTTTCTCCGTTGACCCGGTAGATGTAGAGCGGCTTGTCGATGTGCCGGCAGCCACCCTCGATGTAGCTACGGCAGACCAATTCGTGATCGTCGCCGGCAGTCATTGCCGCGTTGTGCCCGCCGATTCGGTCGTAAAACGTCTTGCGCCACGCGCGAAAATGATTCGGCGCATACCAGATGCGGGAAAAATTGGCCGGATTCGGAGCGCCGTTCACCGACTCCAACATCCAACGGCCCTGCCACGAAAACGGGCGATGCGTCCAACCATACGTCCCGTTCCATGTCATCGGGTAATCAACCCGGAAATCGTGATTCACCGCATTCGAGTAGGCGAAGTCAACGGTTTCGTCCGCGAAGGCAATCTCCGCCTCGGCAATGGCTTCCGGCAACAGGATGTCATCGTGATCCAGTTCCAACACCGCCACGCCGCGCGCCTGGGCGCATGCGAACTTTTTCAGCGGCCCAATCTTGCCGTCAATCTCCGGCGGACAATTGATGACGCGCACCCGGGTATCGTTGAACCCGCGCAAGTAACCGCGCGCCGCGCCGTTCGGAATGATGATCCATTCCCAATCGCCACGGGTTTGCGAGCACAGGCTGGCGTAGGCTTCGTGCAACCAGCACAGATTGTGCGTTGGCGTGAAGACCGAGATCATTCAACAGCTTCGTAGGTCGCGGCGAAGATGTCCGGTTTGCATGGATACAGTTCACCCTTCACGCCTCGAATCAGCCAGTCACCTTTCTGGCCGGTCATTGTGCCTTCGAGCGTGCTCACCATGAACTCTGAGCCGTCCGATGCGATGAGGACTTCCGGCGATTGGAACAGTGAGTTGTCATCGTTGAGGTTGTCGCCTTTCCATTGTTCGGCTTCGATTACCACGGGTTTCTTTCGGTATTTCATAATTCAAATTTGCCATTGCAAACTGTTGTGTCGCGTCAACATCTCGTTGATGAAAACGAATCGTTGCGGCGCACGCGCGAACATTCGCACCGCAAATTCGCCATCGCAGTAACAGCCAAACTTTTCCCACTCATACCGCTCGCTCCTGATCCAATCGCGATTCCAGCACACTTGGCAGCCGTCAATTCGCCCGATACGAACTTGGTCCGGTGAAGCCCAAAGATTGCCAAGCCCGTCGCGGCGTTCCTGCCCAACGACCATAGCCACCGCATCAGGATTCTTTTCCAGTTCCTCGAAGAGCCGGCGGAACAAAGCGGGATGCTGAATCGTGTCGTCGGATGGCGTCATAAACCAACCGCCATAGCCGCGAATTTCGTCCAGCGCCTCGTTCACCTTCAGGATGCCTTTCGGGTCCGGGTCCGGGCCTTGGATGAGCAGATGAACCCGCAATTCCCACCCGTGCTTTTCCATCGCCGTTGTGTAGCTCGGCAGGATTGCATTCAGCCGGTCGGGATATGCGCACGGCATCAAAAGATGAAGTCTCGGGATCATGCTACCTTTTGGAGTCGCACCCAACTACCGGGGTTCACGGCTAAGGTTGAATCGGTAATCTTGGTCGCGACAATGCAGAAGTCACCATCACCACCAGCAATGACTTGTCCGCCCAGGATAGCGGTGCAGGTAACACCAGATGACGCTCCCAAAGCCTGACAGCCCGCGCCGGAAAGCAAAGTGGTTTGGCGACCGTTAACCCATACCGTGCGCGAGGCGCCACCCGCGATCTGGCCGTCCATTGATACACCCGATCCTGTATGCTGTACTCCGAATTGGCATCCGGTAGCTACCGCGCCCACAGTAAACGACAGCATGGCTTCGTAGTAAAACGTCCCTGCACCAGTGGAAGTCAGCTTTAGCCCGCCAATCTGTTGCATGCCTTGAGCGCCAGCGTAGTTTTGTGCTCCGCCAGTCTGATAACCCATTCGCGTCACCGTGCCTTGCGCACCTTGAGCCCCTTGCGATCCTTGGGATCCTTGTACGCCTTGCGCGCCCTGAAGTTGAGACCCTTGAGCTCCTTGTGGACCTTGAACGGTGCCCGGCGTGCCTTGCACCCCTTGTGCCCCTTGGAGTTGAGAACCTTGAGCGCCTTGAACACCTTGCGGACCTTGCAACGTTCCGGGCACGCCTTGTACACCTTGAGAACCTTGCAGTTGGCTTCCTTGCGCACCCTGAACACCCTGTGCGCCCTGAAGCTGCGAGCCCTGCGATCCCTGCACCCCTTGCGCACCTTGCAATTGGCTGCCCTGAGCGCCTTGAACTCCTTGAAGTCCAGATTGGGGACCTTGGACGCCTTGCGCACCTTGAAGTTGAGACCCCTGTGGCCCTTGAACACCCTGAGCACCTTGAAGTTGGCTGCCTTGCGGACCTTGCGGTCCTACGACATTACTCGGTTGACCTTGAACACCCTGTGCGCCCTGAAGCTGCGAGCCCTGCGGACCTTGGACGCCCTGCGCACCTTGCAATTGGCTGCCCTGATCGCCTTGAACTCCTTGAAGTCCAGATTGGGGACCTTGGACACCTTGCGCACCTTGAAGCTGCGACCCTTGAGCGCCTTGCGCTCCCTGCAATTGGCTTCCTTGCGCTCCCTGCGGTCCCTGCACGTTCGAAGGTTGACCCTGTACGCCTTGAGCGCCCTGAAGTTGACTCCCTTGGGATCCTTGAACACCTTGCGACCCCTGCAATTGGCTGCCCTGTGGTCCTTGTGGACCTTGAACATTGCTCGGTTGACCTTGTACACCCTGGGCGCCTTGCAATTGCGATCCTTGCGGGCCCTGAACCCCTTGAGCGCCCTGTAATTGAGAACCTTGCGGCCCCTGCACACCCTGAGCGCCTTGCAATTGGCTGCCCTGCGGGCCCTGTGGTCCTTGAACGGTGCTCGGTTGTCCCTGAACACCCTGCGAACCTTGCAACTGACTTCCTTGCGGGCCCTGAACGCCTTGCGCACCTTGAAGTTGACTGCCCTGTGGTCCTTGCGGCCCTTGAACGGTGGAAGGTTCGCCCTGCACGCCCTGCGGTCCCTGTAGTTGGCTGCCTTGTGCGCCTTGAAATCCGCCGTATGCCAGCGAATTCCACGGGGTCGATCCATCGCCGATCTTGAAAAGGCTCGTGTTAGACTCAATGCCAAGCTCGCCGAGCAGCAGGGTCGGATTTGCCGCCTGCCATTCCGCGTCTGTCCGGTTGAAAAATTGAAAGCGCAGTCCCATAACCTCAGAATGGTCCGTCTAACGCAATAACGGCCCCGTTTACCCATTTGCCGATGCCAGCGTCGTAAGCCAGAAGCTCACCGTCTGTCACGCCCACTATTTGAACGTCCGAAAGCGACGATAACGCGCCGCCGCCAACCCCCGCCGTCGCTTTACTGTCCGCAACCGATGCGGCGTAAGCTGCCGATGTCGCGACCGAATTTAGCGCCGATTCGCTGGCGGTTGCCAGGGGTGGATGCGCCAAGCTCGAACTCAAAGCTCTTGATTCGGCGAGCGACTTCGCAACTTGGGTTGTGTACTCAATCATGCCGGCGCACTTTACTTGCTCCGAACTTACGCTTTGCCAACCTTTTCACAAGCGCTCTTCGCAAGGCTAACTTGCGTTCCGTGGTCAATCGTCCCGTCCGGCGCGGAGGGCTCTTGACAGGAATTCCGTACACATTCTTCCGCATCCAAATCAAACTGCGCGCGCGGTTTTTCTTCAGGCACCGAAGACAGAGCACACTGCTGAATAATGGCGCGCGACCGCAAACCGAGCAAAGCCCTTGCTTGATTCGTCGGAGTTGATAGGCACGCTGGCGCGTCATGGGGTTTTCATCTCGAAAGCTGATGCTGTTCAACCAGGCTTTCCCGTTCTTGGCATAACCTCGCGGTGGTTCTCTCGACCGCGATCTTAGCCCCCTCAATCATTATTTCCTCGATCGTCTGAAGCTGGATCGTTTGGTGAACTTTGAACAATTCCAAGGCTCTTTTTCGGATCATGGGTTCGATCATGCTCATTCGGTTAACTTTCGCGTTCCAGCTTGCACTAAACTCAAAAACTCGTCAAGTGAATATATCACAAAAACCGTCCAACCCAGCGCCCGCATCCGGGTTTGCCATATCAGTTGTTCGGGGCGCTGTTTCTTCCCTTTCGCCTTGGTTTCAATGCAAAAGACGAGCGGATACGGCCCCCAGACAGTCGCGTCGTGCCGTCCCTCGGGCAGCGTGGATTTTAGGTCGGTTCTCGGAAAATCGTAAACCCAATGCGGCCACTGGGCGTCGCACCAGTCCTTGATTTGTTGTTGCAAACCTTCATGGCCAGTCTCCTTTTTCGCCTCGATAAATTGCGGATTAGGCGCAGGTCGTTTCGCTTTCTCCTTCGCGTAATGACTCATCAGCCAAGTTATGTCGAACCCCTTCATGCCTTGGCGAACTCCATCGCGTATCGAAAAGGATTGAAAATATACATTTCACCGTTGCCGTAATTTTTCATTTCGAACAGTGGTTTCAGTTCTTCACTCGACCAGATCGGGTAAACGTAGCCGAGATCGGGTAGAACGACTTTCACGAAACAACAATAATCGAATCGGTCAACTTCGCCCGGCTCAAATTTCAGGTCAGCCGCGTCGCCGGAAAAAAGAGTGGTTTTAACCTCAACCCTTTTCCCATCCGCCATGCGCAAGTCGGCGGCGTGATTGTCCCCGGCGGGCCGGATCGTCTGGTCAATCTTGCCGCCATAGATTCGGCGCACGCACATTTCACCAATCAACCCGGCAAAATTCACGCCGAAACCAGTATGCGTTTTGGACCGGCGAAAATCGCGCAGTTCAGGTTTTTTGCACGCATCCCGTTGCGTCGCTATGGCCAGGGCAAACGCAACCTCAGCCGGCGTCAATTGAACACGCTGAAACGTGGTGTCGATCATCGCTTGCTTGGCTGCGCATACGACACGCCGCACAGTTGGAAAAGATGTTCCTCCGACGTGGCCCGAATAACTCCGCCAGCATGCGTCACAATTCCTTCGCCGTAAGGGTTCAGAGTCGCCCCGAGCTTTTGCGCGCCTTCGCACAGTCTGATGTTCAACTCCTTCGGACCCGTCCGAATCACCAGACTTACAAACCACTTCGGAATGGTCGTTGCAAAGAAATCGACCGGAATGCCGCTCGCGACGTGGACGGCGTACTTGTTGTGTTCGCCCCAAGCCGTGTGGCCACTTGCATTCGGACGTTTGACGAGTCGCCCCGAGTCCAACCATTTGTCCAACAGCGCATTCGCCATGTTATGAATGCTGGGCGTAAAAAGGTCGTCGGTGCCCAGCTTGAAAATCGGCACATAAAGGATTTCGATGTCGCCGACTTCCGGCTTCAGCCGGCGCAAAGAGCCGACAACGAGGCAACGATTCGGTTCGGAGACGTGTTTCAACTCGGACCACAGTTCTTCAGCAACGGTTTTCGCGGCTGACCATGGGAACTTGGTTTTGCCACTCATTGTTTTCTTCTTGTAGAGCTTTTACGCCAATTCGGATTCATTCGTAACTGGACCATTGGCCACCATTTCTTCGGCTGCTTCCAACGACTCGCAATTACCGGTCGGTTCCGATATTGCAAAAGCCATATCCCGCCCGCCAATCGGTCGGTAATCACTGGCGGCTCAAGGTCCAAAAGCCGTTTGATCCGCTTGATAAACCGTAATTCAATCGTTCCTTCCGCCCAAGTCATCCGAACCAGTTGACACGCCGCTTCCACTTCATCTTCGTCCATCCAACGGTAGCCGCGTTGCAAATAAAATTTTGCGTCTCTGACCGAATTTGCTTGACAAACTTTTTCCGCGTTCATAAAGTACTGTCACGTTGTTGCGTGGTGAGAGTAAGTCATCTTGGCTGAGTGACTTGTTGCTTCGTTGGTCTTTGGTTGCTTCCAGACTAGGGCGTTGGTGAGTGAGTCTAGTACGGGTCCGGTCATTCCGAGTTGAAGTGCTTCGCGACAATCTTTGGCCGGCAGAACAAGGACGCAGCATGGTACCCCGATGTCATTGGCGAGTCGTTGCGCGCCGTCGCATCCGGGATTCCAGCGCTTTCCGTCTGGAAGGAATTTGTCTTCGTCGTTGTCGGCGACGATGACCGCGCGTTGGATCGACATCCGGGCGATGGCGGCGGAAAGTTGGCTGATTCCGCTCATGCAGGAGGGCCGGCCAATCGCGTACTTGCCGATGGACAACAGCGCGGCGGTGTCAGTCGGTCCTTCCGGGCAGTAAACGGTTTTTTGCGGATTGCAGTACGGCTGGAAAACTCCTTCGTGACCACCTCGAACACTCCATTTTTTCCCGTTGCCAGCCCGCAGCCGGATCCCGACGATCGCGCCCGCGCCGTTGCGCATCGGAAACGCCCAAGCCTGATGTTCAGCCGCCCATCCGCAGCGAAGCATTTGCAAGGCACTCTCGCCGACACCCAGGCTATCGCCAAGTTGCTTGAATTCAGAGGGGCGAGTTGAACTGTACCACGTCACCGCCAATCGTTCGGCGTCGATGCTGACAACTGGCTCCGGTTTCGGTTCGCAGCGGAGTTGCTTCGCGCCATCCAAGCGATGAAGATAACCGCCGTTGGTGCTCCGTCGATCGCTCGCCACGCGCATGCAGATAATCAAGTTGGATTCCGGCGAAAAACCGCACCAATCTCCGTGGTTACAGATCGGGCACGGTTGCTTCTTGCTGACGCGAAACCATTTCATGGTCGGATCAACAATTCGCGGAAAGCTCTGCGATCAAATGCGAGCGCCAAGCGGTCATTTTGTAGCTGAGCACGTCGTTTTCCGTGAGGCTCGGCACACTCTCCCGCAAGGCGGGAAGATACACGTTGTTCCAGAGGGTCTGGAAATCGCGCCAGTGCGCCTCCAGTTGTTCAACATTCGGGGTAATCATGCGGGTTGTTCGACTGGTCGTTGCCAGTTGTTTTTTGCCAGCGCCTCAATGATGGCGCTCGCTTCCTTTTTTGAGCAGTTGGTTTCGTAACCGAATTTTTTCAAAACTTTTGCCTGTGCTTCCGAGCATGGTCCATTGAAATGCGCCCCGATGAGTTTGCGAGCGCATGAGACGGAAATTTCATCGGGCGACACCCCAAGGTTGCGAATGACTGCCCGCTGTTTCTCGCTCAAGACAAAGCCGTTCCGCTTTTCCCACGCCGACGGCGGCTGCCGTTTCACCTTCAATCGCTCAAACGGATCCAGCGAGGTCAAGAGGTAGGAAGCTTTGGCAACCAGTCTGGCCTTGCGCGCGGCTTCCTGCCGGTCGCGTTCCAGCTTTTCCGCTGCCAATTCCTCTTCGGAAAGCTTGAGCAACTCGGCCATGTTTTGGGGCTTCGCCGCTTTGGTGACTTTCTTCCGCGCACGCTCGCGAACTTCTTCGCTGAACTTGTCGCCCAGGAGATCAACGGCGCTAATCAGCTTGTGTTTGCCGCAGTTACCAACGAAATCTAGCACCAGCAGAGATTTTTTTGTGCTCGCCGAAATCGCCGCCAACCGTTCCTCCGCTGTGTTTAATCCGTCGATCGTTCCTTCCAACGTCCGGGTGCCGCGCCCGATTTGTTGGGTGAACAAGGTTTTGCTCTTCGTCGGACGCGCCATCGTCACCATTTCAATTCCGGGATTGTCGTATCCTTCGGAATAGACGCCGCAATTGCACACGATCAGCAGCTTGCCGTTGTTGAAGTCTTCACCGATTTCAGCGCGGCGCTCTTCGGAAACCAGATTCGAATCGCCACAAACCCAAGCGGAGATGCCGGGATGCACGCGATTCAAAATGTCGGACATCATTTTCGCCTGAGCCACTGAGACGGTGAAAATCAGGTTGCGCTTCGGTTTGCCGTCCGCGAATAAATACTCCGACCATTTTTCAATCGGCAAATCGTTGAGCGCACCATTCGGAACGCCAAACATCGTCTCCAGCGTGGCGGTAATCATGCCCTGGCAGATGCGTTCATTTTCCACAACCGCCGCCAAGTCGGCCCCGTTCAAATCCCCCGCCGTGGTTCGGACGTGCGAATAATCCAAGCCGAAGACTTCTACCATCTGCTGCTCGACATTGACGAGGTAACCTTCGCTTATCGCCGTCAGCAGTGGATACGAATATGCGATGCTTTCGAAGACCTTCAGACACGCCGGTTCCACCGTCGCCGTCACGCCCAAAATTTTCAGGTTCGGGTTCTGCTTGTAGTGATTGATGACGTCCAGATAACTCTTGTTACCCGGCTTGACGTGATGCGCTTCGTCGATAATCAGCAGATCAAATGAGTTGGGATCGCTCCGCCGGCCCGGGGTTTGAGATTGAACCGAGGAAACAACCGCATGACATTTGCTGAAGAGATTGACCGAGGCGCGTTCGCCGGCCATTTCGACTTCAACGTTGAGCCCGGTGAATTTCTCGATCTTCTCGTGACCCTGCCAAACCAATTCTCTCCGGTGCGCCAGAATCAGTGCGCGTTTGGGTTGAGCACGCCGCACGACTTCCGCTATCTCAACCGTCTTTCCCGTGCCCGTCGCTTGGTCGATGAGCGTGGCTTGAATGCCCTTGTCCCACTGCTCGAAGACCGCATCCACCCCGTTCACCTGATACGGTCTGAGATGATCCGCCGTTTCGATCATTTTTTACCTTGCGACTTTTTGAGGGCCAACGCCTTTTTACGAAGTTCCTTCACTTCAGCCGGCACGAAAAAAGCCTGTTGATCGCTGATGAAACCGCGCCCCTTACAGAACGTGCAGGAGTCGGGCACTTTCCCCTGGCAACTGGTGCAAACGATGTTCGGCAACACATTGAGTTTGTACGCGTCATAAATCGCATCCAATCGAAGGATATTCTCCTGAAATCTGAACTCGCGATAGACTGGGTCTTTCTGTTCGCCGTCATCCCTCAACAGACTACGCATCTTCGAAATCGCCGTCATCGCCGTCTTCGCCTTGTCCGCCGCACGCAACCAAGTCTCCTGTATCTTAAACGGAATTTCCCATCCGTCCTTGTCGTACATCGGCTCGTTCTGTTGCTCCTTCGCCTTGTTTTTTGCCCGTGCCTCTTCCAACGCCGCGTTAAGACTTTTGCTGCCAACCGCAACCTCGTTCGCAAGCTTCTTGGAAGACTTCAAAACGGCGGTTGCCTTATCAACTGAACGCTCGGAAACGTTCATGGTTTCAGCCGCTTTTTCGACCGAAATATCAAGGCGCATTTTTGCGCCTTGATCCTGTTTCGACGCCTTTCTGTCCCCTCCCCAATTCGTTGTAACAAGTTTAGCCGCAACCATTGAGCGTTGTGACGTGTCCAGATGTCGGCGTTTCAGATTTACCGAGATAACGTAAGAAATCGGGTCCTTGCCGCGATACAATTCTAGGCGTGGTTCCAGCCCGAGTGCTTGGCAACATTTATATCGGTGGCGACCGTCCAGAATCTTGTCCTCAAACGTAACTATGGGATGGATGAGACCATTATTTTTGATGTCTTCCCGGAGTTCATCGAGCTCGCTGTCAGACATTGGCGGAAATAATTCCGAGATGGGATGAGGATCAAGACCGTCGTTCTTTGTTGCCATATTTGTCAGTTGAGAAATTCGAAAAATCGTTTTCGAACTCTAAAAACGCCAGCCTGTGTGGACGGGTCAGGGATGTCCCATGCGAGCGCAAGGGCGGAACCCAAGACTTTCACAAGCTGGCGATTTTAAGGCTCGAAAACCACATTTTACAACCCGTCCAAAGAGTCATGCGCAACCTTTCTCAAATGCCGATTCATCACGCAATAAAAATCCAAAAAAACTTACCGACAGAGTTATTCACAAGTTACTCACAGATCGCTTGGGATGGAAACCCCTTGCGGATTTGTGAGTTTGGGAGTTAATTGGAGCAGCCTTCCCGGGGTGCTGGAAAAACTATGCCTAATCATTGGATTGCAGGAGCGATAAAACATGTCGGCGGTTTGCATCGGTCATTGGGAATTCCGCAAGGTCGAAAGATACCCAAGCGCCGGTTGCAACTCGCCGCGAAATCGAAAAACACCTTGCTCGCGCGGCGGGCTCGGCTAGCCATGACGCTCGCAAGTTTTCATCATTAAGATGCCAACGGACATTGAAATCAAACAGGCGTCGAAAAACCAAATCGGCGCCAAGCTGGCTTCGGACTCGGCAACCAATTTGGTTATCCCACGATTGGCGCACGTCGAAATTCCGCCCAAGGTGAACAAAGTTCTGCCTGAGCTTACCAACTGGCATCGGAATAACACCGCGTCTTTCGAGACATGGCGTGAACAGACCAACATCGCAATTAACCGCGTCAACACTCAGACCAAGGCTTCCCTGGAGAGCATGATAAACGATTTGCAAGAAAAGATCGCCGAACTCCAGACGCAGATTGACGAATTATCACCCTAAAATTTATGCCAAGCGCTCTATACTCGAAATCAGGGTACCTTGATCCAATACAAGGGAAGGCTTATCCCGGAAGCTCTGGTTCATGGCTCACGACTCCATCACCAAATTGGGGGATCGCGCCGAGCATCCCCGGCTATGGCCAGCCGGGCGACCGGTACCGGGCCAGCATGGGAATACCGACAGTTGACACCACCTTTCGACTTCCAAGCGGGATCGTTGGGCCACGCGGGAATAATCCCGGAGATAACAGCGCTTACGGCGTCGATGCCAACGGCCAGCCGCTTAACCGATTGACGGCTTTGAAAGCCGCCTATGATCGCGGCGAAATTCCGTTTGAAAAATTGTTTGAGCATTATCAGATGCCCTCCAAATATCCCGAGGTCTCTGGCGCAACCAGCAAGGCGTTCGGCGACATCGCCGGCACTGACAAAGGCATCGGCTCGCTGGATTTCAACGCGCTCAAAGCGCAGTTTGGCGGTGCCAATGCCGAAATGGCCAACCGCTACAACCAGTTTCAGGCTTCGAACAACATCGGCGATTACGCAGCCAATCAACGGGCTTTGGATGCTCAATCCCAATCGTTGACTAACCAGTATGCCACCACCGCGCGCGGACAACTCGGGCAAGCTGAAGACGTGTTGAACAGATATGGCGTGCAGGGTCAAGGGGCGTTGGACAAGTACCTGCAAAATGCACAGGACTTCTACAATAAGGACATCCCGGCTTCGGTCGCGGACGCCCAAGCGCGCGCGACCGGGTATGTGAGTCGCTACGGCATTGGTGCCGGCGGCGGCGCGAGTTCTGCCATTGGCCAAATTGCCGGGCGCAGCGCGGTTCAGGCTGCGTTGCCGTTCCAAATTCAAGGTCGTCAATACATGGGCGAGGCACTGGGCCGGTACCAACCGTTCTATTCCGACCTCGCCGCGCGCCAGTATGGGCGGATCGCAAACCTCAACATGCCGACGGAATCGAACATCTACGGCTTGCAACAGGGCAACGTTTTGCAGCGAAAGGCAACCGAGCAACAGTTGCAAAACCTCGATCTCATGGTCAAGGAACGCGGTTACAATGCCGCCGTCCAAAATCTCCGCAATCAAGGCTTGTCGGAGAGCATCATCAATTCGCTCGTATCAGAGTGGCAGGCGCAAAAGTCGCGCTCACTTGGTCTGGTTGGACAAGCTGCCGGATTGGAGCAGCAGTACGGCGGCGAACGTGGGAACGTTTACATTCCCGGCTCTGGGCCGATCACGCAGCCGCAGTACTACGGGTTGCCGCAGCCGAATTTCCCGACGAATTTCCCGAGCCGTTATTCGTTGCCGCCGCCGACCCAGCCCGGAAATACTTTCACGGGTTATCCCCCTGTCGGCGGGACGGGCAACAATCCTCCGCCTCCATCGCGAATCGAACAGGTGATGGCGTACTCACGGGCGCATCCCCCGGCGAATCCTTATGGCGGACAATATCCCGGTGGAGCTTTGAGCGCGACTTGGCCACAAAACCCTCAGCCCATTCAGCCGGAGCCATACAATCCCAACAGTTACGACCCAGCTTACTCTTGGTAATTTATGCCTAACCCATCCTTTCCAATCTGGTCGAGTGGCGCGACGGATACGATGATCCCGCAGATTTATCAGTGGGAACAGGCGAACCGCGCGGGTCAGGAAGCGAACATTGGCCGGCAAACGGCATACGACCAACAACTGATTCAGAACGCGCAGAATTATTATCAACTCGCACGCTCCAATGAAACCCAGGATTACGCCCGGCAACAGGCGGCTCAACAACTCGCTCTGAAAGAGCAAGGAGACGCCGAAGAAAAACAGCGGCGCAATTGGGAAGCGATGACGGCGGCGAAACTTGCCGCAGACCGGTTGGCAGAGGAAAAATCATACCACCAGCGATACTTCGATGTCGCGACGAAACAAGGTGAAATCGCCGATGCCGAAAAGGCGAAGCAAACCCAAATTGCGGGTGAATCGAAGTTGATGGAATTCGTCACGAAAAATCCGGATGCAGCTTTCGAGATGTCGCCGCAGTCACTCGGAACTATGTTCGCGCTCAAGCCCGATCGCGTTCAATCGTTGACGGAAGAATTGCACAGCCAATATCCCGATCGAATGTTGTCGGGAGCAAATGCCGCGACTGCGCGCGCGATGGCTAAAATTGATCCTTCGAAACTCAAGCAGAACGCGGATTATTTTCTGACAAACATCGAACGCGAAATCAAAGCGCGTATTCCGGAGCAGTTTCGATCCAAGGTCGCGTTTAATCGCGGGACTGGTCAATTCGAGTGGAACGCCAACTTGAACATGAACCCGCCGCAGACAGTGGACACGGAAGCAATGTTGCAACATTGGGGTGAAAATCCGCCAGCGCCGCCAGAAAATCCGTTCGCGACGGCCACATTGACCGGCACCTCATTTGCGTCGCCGGCAGCCGCAGCCCAGGGAATCGAACCGTCACCGTATTTTGGTGGTACCACAACCTCAACACCGCAACCCGCCGCGCCGCCATCTGTCACCGCTGCTCCGCCTCCGGTAAGTATCGCGACGCAACCTGCGCCATCTTCGCAGCGTAAAGTCACCACGCTCGAAGACGTGAAGGCAGCCAAGAAAGAGTTGGACCGGGTGACGGAAGAAACTGCCTTGCCCAACATCGACGAACAAACAAAGGAAGCTCGGGTTGCGGATTATTTTGGCGCCGCTCCCATTCGCGCCTTTCGCCAAGCACGCGCAATTGAGAAATATCAACAGACTCTCAAGAACTACGAGACAAGCAATCAGGTCGCAGTAATCAGTCCGCTCGGAGTTCGCGGAAAAATCCCAGCAAACCAACTCAAATCAGCTTTAGCCAAGGGCTATAAACTTCCGCCGTAAAATGGGCGCAACCATTGATTTTGTTCCGGATGTCGAATCAACAGCAGCGGATCAAGTAGATTTCGTTGCGGACGTTCCGGAACCGTCTCCCTACAACTTCGCAAGTCCGTCGAATTATCCCGTCCTGAATAATTCCGATGTCACCGTCTCGACGGTTCAACCCGAAGGGGCACTCGCAAGCGCTGGTCGCGCCTTTGCCACTGGCGCCGCTCCGGCGGTCGGCACTCTCGCTGCCGGCGCGTTAGGCTCAAGAATCGGTGCGGGTTTACTTTCGGAGACAGGGCCGGTCGGCATGGTTGCTGGCGCTATCGGCGGCGATATTCTCGCTGGTACCATTGGGAACAAACTCACTACGAATCTTCAGAAATCGGTGATGGGCCAGAAGTGGTATGAGGAAAACCAAGCGCAACTTGACGCCGACTTAAAGGTGCATCCGATCGCAACCCAGATGGGCGCGATGATTCCGATGTTGATTTCGTCCCTGGGCGGCGGCGGGCCTGCCGTGGCCAAACTCGGCAATCGCATCCTTGAAACTGCAACAAAAGCCGGACGACTGCCAACTTACGCGGAACGTTGGCAAGCTGGGGTTCTCCCGGCAATGACTGGGTTCGCCCGTATGAGCGCTGGCGAAGCGGCGGGCCAAGGAAAGAATCTGGCGGACATCGTTGACGCCGGAATAAAAGGGGCCGCCGAAGGTGGGGCGCTCAGTTTCGTTCCTGCTGCGAAGACTTTGCTTGGCATGACCCTCGGCAAAGCGCCGGCAGATGCCGCCGTGCTTACAACGGCGAGCACGTTGTACGATGCTTTGATTCATGGCCAGCCGATTGACCCCCAGCGGATGTTTGAAGAGACGGGCAGTAGCATCCCCGGGTTCGTCATGCTCAATCTTGCCAGTGGCTTGTTGCACAAAGCTGGTGCCGCGCGGGCGAGTCGGATTGAGAAGAAACGAACCGATCTTTACAACCAGTTCATTGAGGCGGCGCAGAAAGCGAGTGACGAAGACGTCATTCAAGCCGGTCGAGACATGTTCGATCAAGCGAACGAGGCAATTCGAACGCAGACGAGCAAGGAGAAACCGGAAGAACGCGCTCCGATTGACGGTACGATTGTCAGGTTGGCAGGGCTTGGGAATGAGATGGGCACTTGGGACTATCGCTACGACAAAAATAAGGACGTTTACGAGGTCGCAACGCCGCCTGAAAAGGCAATTCTGCCGAAGCCGGAAGAGCCGGTGTTCTACTCAAATCGAAGTGAACCGTTGACTGAGGATGGTCTTAAGCGGGCGGCACAGGGAATTCTGTTCGGTCGAAAAGTCGATTTGGTTGGTCGCCAAGGAAGACCAATTCCAGAGATTGACACGTTCATTGACGAGGTTCAGAGACAGCATGGTCGCGAGATAAAATGGCGCAATGTCAGATCACTTTTGCGACAGGAATTACGCAAACACGGAGTCGTGACAACAGAGGAAGGAGCACAAAATGCCAGCCGTCAGCCAGCAGCAGCGGAAGTGGGCGTTCAGCCAGAAGGGGGAGGCTTGGGCCCGGAAACACCACTTCGACAACCCGGGACGCCTCCCGAAGTACCACCGCCAGTCGCGCCCGTTGCGGAAACCCCGCCGCCAGCGCCGCCTGTCGCTCCGGTAGCACCAGATTTAGGAAAGGGGGTGATCCCAAGTGGCAAAGAAGTGCAAAGGCAAGGGCCGGAAGTAATTCCGGAACCAGCGGGACCGCCGGTGCCACCTGCGGCGCCGGCACCCGTTGCGCCTGCTCAACCTGCTACCTTCGAAAGCGCTGCTAACTCACTCGCAGCAAAGATTCGAGCCGCGAAATTAACCAATGAACGCGGTCAAACTTACATGACCATCGTTCCACCTTCGGTCTGGAACGGGGCACTTGAAGTGTTGGCGAGAGTAATTGAGGGCGGTGGCAAGGTAGCGGATGCCGTGGCTGCTGCATTGCAGCATATTCGAGACAATTTCAAACAGACATGGGACGAGCGATCGGCGAGAAAAGCGCTTTACGAGCTTACCGGCGAATCAGCACCAGAAGAACCCAAGCGGTCGCGGTTGGAAAATCTCGTCACCTCAAAAGCGGTCATTCCTTGGGAAGCCTCAGACGCACACGAATCCGGGTCTATGGGCGAATTGTTCGGCAAGACGCTTGGGGACGATGTCCGCCAAAACGTCACGCGCGCGAATCAACCAAAAGTTGTTGAGAACTTGGCGACTAACTATCGCGATAACGTGCGAACCGCCTTGCGCGTTTGGGAGCGTGCTGGCCTTGGCGACTTGCGAACAGCGAAACCGCAAGACGTTACGGTCGATGCTTTGTTTGCGATGCAGGAGGAAGCGAAGAAAACGCAGTCTTACGAGATGTGGAAAAAAGCCAAGGCACGTCTTTGGTCCGCTTTAGAAACCGCCAGAAAATCTGGTCTTATCCAACAGAATCCGATTCGGCTTGCCGAGGATGATCCAGTCCGGAAATGGGACACCAATCCGCGTCATTATCAGCAAACGAACGTCAAACCCGCGTGGTGGGATTTTGGTGGAGAACAGGCTAAACCGGGGGAAATTCCGCCGGCACTGCTTGCGCGCCTGGAAGAATGGCGGCGAACTGGAAAAGCAGCTTCGATTGAAGGTCGCGACTCAAACTATCGGACGATTGCCGATGCAATTGAACTCTTGGCATTCCTTGGTGCGCGCCCCGGTGAAGCTCACGCATTGCAATGGGGAGACATTGATTGGGCGAATGGCGTGATCCACATTCCGGGCGTCAATCGCGGCATGCAAAAGTCGGGCAAAGGCCATTTTCGAGACTTTCCGCTTGATCCAAGTTTGAGCCCGGGTCTCGCCGATTTCCTGAAGCGGTTGTACCAGGACCGATTGGCTCGCGTGCAAGCTGGCGAACGAGGTTACAACAAAGCTTGGGACCCGAGTGTGCCGACCAATAAGGTTCTGTTGCCAACATGGAAGGACACGCACTCTCTCAATCCGTATATCAATTCGTTGTGGCGCAGTCTCGGGATGCCAGAAGGATATACGATGTCGGCGAACGATATGCGATCGTTTCGCGGCGACCGGTGGCTGGAGCAGGGGCTTTCTCCTGCCGATTTTACGCCCTATCTCGGGCATGACGTCAAGACTTGGAACGATTACTACGAGAAAACCGATGCAGCCGCGAAACGCCGTAACCGCCTCAACATCATTAAAGCGGGCGGTCAACCCGTACCGCAGCCCATTGCGCCGCCCACGCCCGGTCTTCAGCCCAAGTCGCCCAAACGAATTGCGCCAGCAGAACCGCAACCTGTCGTAACCACGCTCGATGCTGGAAAGTATCCCACCCAGGAAATTCCACTGGCTCAAATCAAGTTCAGCAAAGACATTCGGCAGTTCAAACGAAACGCCAATGCTCGTGGGGTTGTCCGGGGGGAAGAGCTTGGCGGAAAATATGAACGTTTGGGCAATGCCCCGATCGTGCTTATCCGGCGATTGAATGGCGACCTTGAGATTGTCACCGGACGCCACCGGCTTGATCTTGCCGAACGCACCGGGGAGAAAACTATTCCGGCGCAAATCGTCAATGAGGGCCCGGATTTTACGATTGCCCAAGCGAAAGTATTTGACGCCATCTCAAATATCCGCGATGAAAAGGGTAGCGTCAGAGATTATGCAGATTTCTTCAAACAAAGCACAAATCTCGGAGAACGAGAAGCCGGAGAGGCTGGCTTACTTTCGCGATCTAAGGGCCGTGCCGGCTGGGACTTGGGCAAAAACAGCACGGATGATCTCTGGACAGACTACGTCAACGGACTCGTCAAGGAAGCGCAAGCCGTCGCCATCGCGCGCACGTCGCCGAATAACCCTGCTGCCCAGAACTTAGGTCGGAGACTTGCCAAAGCAGGACGCTCTGCCGAGGACATTGCTGGACTTCTGCAACAGCAGAAAAACCGGGCAATCCAGATGGTCGAAAGGGGTGAGCAAGGGCAATTCTGGTCGTCTGACGACTCGCTGGTAAAGGAGTGGGAAGTCAATTGGCAAAAAGCCAAGAAACTCATTGCGAGTTTCAGCGCTGAAATCGACGCAGTTCAAGGCGCAGCAGAGAATCCGGAACTGGCTGCCAAGCACGGTGTTGACGTAAAAGACCCGGAAGGCATCATCAAGCGGATTGCGGAACTCGAATCCAAGATCGAGCAGTTGCGCAAAAATCCGGAACTTGCCGATCAATTTGCGCCCCCAGCGCCGGAGCCTAAAAAAAAAGAAGAATCACCCGTTGAGATTTCGAAGGTAGTTCCGCCGGCCAAGGATCAAACGTTGTTTGGCGACCAGAAACTTGAGCAGAATGACCTGTTCAGTATTCAGGATGTCGCAAAGGAAGTTGACCCAATCAAATCGGCAAATGCGGCTGAACGGTTGTACGGTGATCCCGCTAAAGCTGCCGACATTCTTGAACGTCAGCTTGCCGTCAACGATCAGGACGCCACAACCCGGAAAGCTTTCACCAAGGAACAGCGCCAGCGATTGAAAGAGGTTATCGCCCTGTTGCGCACGCGCGCCGGTGGACGACCGTCAAGTCTGGCTCTCGTTACCACGAACGGCGAACAAACCCCGCTTGGCGAACGTTGGAAGACTGTTACTGCCGATTCCAAGGCGGACATTCTCGCGCTGCTGGATCGCGGCAACGTGATGATGAACGAGGAAACCCGGGCAATCTTGCGGCACCTTGTCACTTCCAAGTCTTGGGACACGCTTCCCGGCTTCAGGCTGGCGCTTACCAACTGGATAAAAATGGCTGATTCTGGCCCGTTCCAGCATCGGACGGGCTTGGGCGAGATGACGTTTGATGAAGGGTGGAAAAGCTTGATGCGGCTGCACACGGCGGCGGAAGGAAAGGTGACAGCCGAAGAAATCCTCCACCATATCTTCAACTACATGACCAACGAAGATCGCCAATGGGCGATTGACCGGCGTCGCGAAGAAGTCATCTTGAAACTTGCCGAGGCTTATCAGGACCGCAACCGGGCTGACGCCAACGGCTCGCGGATCATGGCGGCGGAAGCGGACCAGCGCATTAACTTGCTCCGCTTGCTCAAGGAAGGGCCGATGGAAAGCCATGAATTCGTGAGTCATCTGACTTCCGACAACGAACGCGTTTTGCGTGATCTTTACCCCCTCATCAACGGTGACGAGTTCTGGGCGCACATGATGAACGAACGCGCCGTGAAAGAGTTTTTGCGGCCAGCCGATCGTACAATGCTCGAACGGTTCAAGGACATCCTACGCGACTTCTACCACATGATCCGCCGCGCGTTCAAGTTGACCACGCGTGACGAGGAAATCTGGCAGGATATGATCCGGGGCCGGTACGAGTACGGTCCATTGCAGCCAGACTATCATTCCGAGCTCGCCTGGGCCGACACGGAGCGCAGTTGGCGGCAGGTTTACGGCGAGCCCATTGGTCCTGAGTATCCGCGTGAAAAGATCGACGAGATTCAGGGAAGGTTAAGGGCGGTACCAGAATGGAATTTCACCGGACCCGTGACGCCCGAAACCACGGCGCGAGTCGCAACGTTGCTGGCGCGGCTTGTTGATCCAGCCCAAGCACAAGCGGAACTGGCGCGGCTCGAAGGGGTTTCACTCGAAAGAATGGCAGGCTCGATCATGCTGTCCGATGCGTGGGATTACGCCGTGCGCATGGTGCGCGACACGGGCGACCAAGTCTTGCTCCGGTTTATGGTCGAACGCGATGCCGACATTGCGAGCCGATTCGGTGCGGTGTCCGGGTCCGTCGCGGGTTCAATTCTGCGCGGACGTCGTCCCGGGGCTGAAAGTCCACTTTGGTACAACGCCCGGCAAATCTTCAAGGGCATTGAAGACCTCAAGGAAACCAAACTGTTTGGGGACCAACGATTGGGCGAGATTGTCCGCGTGATCCGAGAAGAACTCGGCGACCCAAAGGTCAAGGCATCTGACATTCCCCAAATCATTTCGGAACGGCTTACCAAGCTGGCGATGGCGGATGAATTAAAGTACGCCGAGCAACTCTTGGACAACTACCAAAAACGGGCAACCGAATGGGTCGATAGCGGAGTGACCAATCGGATGAAAGAGATCGTTCAGGAAGCACTCCGAAAGTCCCTTAGTGGCAAGACGATTGCGGATATTCCGGGCGGACCCGAAGCATTCCAGCGCAAGCTTTCCGACGATTTATTCGCGGCAGCCCAGGATTACGTCAAGCGGGCGAATGCCGAGATCGAGCGTAAGAACATCAAGATTCGGGAAGCGAACGAGGCGGGTGCAATTGCCGGCGGCGAGGATTTCAAGCCGACAAGGGAGATTCCAAAGATCGAGATCGACGAAGCCAAGGTGCAAGCGCAGATGGATGAGCTTGCCTACAACATCTGGAGTGTGCGTCTCGAACGCGAATGGACACAGGCGCAACGTGCGCGGCTCAAAGAAGCGACCTGGGAAGATACGAAAGTTCAAGGCATGCTTTCGCGCTGGGCGCAAGATGCGGTTGAATTCCTGCAACCGGATCGAAAGAGTCTCGCGCAAGATGCCATCAAGAAATATCTGAAAGGCGAAGTTTCCCTTGAAGATATGACCGCCGAAATGTTGCGTGCGGGTGTCTCCAAGAAAACGGCTGATGAAATGGCGTTTCAAGTTGAACGCCGCAAGCAAATGCTGGACTCGAATCGGCGCCGACGGCTATGGGAGCAGGAAGCCAAACGCAATGCGGGTCTGGCAGAGACAACGGCGAAAGCCATTTTGAATCAACTGGAGTTGAAACGCGGCGCGGAATGGGTCAAGCCTGACGTCATCAATCAGGTGCGCGAAATCATTCGGGAAGCGCTGAAGATCAAACCTAGCCAGCAAGACATTGAAAAATACGGCGCGTTGGAAGCGTCGAAGCGGATTGGCCCAATAACGGATGTTTCGGCAGGTCAACCTTTCGTGCCGGACCCGTTCCTTCAGGAACTCATGGCAAAGCTCGAAGCGGCTGGCGTCAAGGACCCGGTCGTGCGCCAGGAATTAGCTCAAGCGGTCGGCAACGATCGTTCGGCTCAGTTCGCCAGCGCGAATGTGCGCGTCATGGAACGCGCCGCAAAGTCGGGACGAATTGCCGAATTGATGGACGAAATCATCGCCGCACCGTTTCTGCTGCAACAAACCAAAGCGTGGCGCGATGACGTCGCAACCCGATGGTTTCTGAGCAACGGCGTTGGGCGCGAACGCGTTGCCGAAGCCGTTCAACTTTTCGAGGAAGGTTTCAATACCGCGCTGAATAAAGCAGCCGATGAGTTGGCCAAGCGATTGACCTCCAGAATTTCAGGCGCCGAATCCGTGGACGAATTCATCAAAGCGTTCCGGGTTGGATTGACTGATCCGAACAAACCCTGGACGGAGGCTTATGCACGCAAAGCCGGCTGGCGGCTGCCGACGTCCGAGGAATGGAAGAAACTTGCCGAGTGGGACATGGAATTGTCGGACCAGAAAGGCGAATTGACCTTGATCGAGCGGAAAGAAATTACCGAGCGCATGATGGGAATTTACCTCCACATGCGCTTGCCTCCTTCGCTGGTTCACTCCATCGCTTCGAATTTCATCGCAACGAACCTGACGGGGATTCGCACCTTCACGATCAATTATTTGGGCCCAGCCCTGTGGATGGCGCTGGACCGCGCGTTGATGACCGTTGCCGCTCCACATCGAATCTATGAAACATGGCGTCCAGTGGTGACGGCGTTCAAAAGTTTCATGCACGAGTTTAAGTATTCCGTGACGACGGATGCTTACACGTTCATCAACAACGAATTCGAGCCAGCCAGCAATGAGTTGCGCCGCATGTACGAGTCTGGACGCACCGATTTGAACAGTGGCGAGCCCGCGCGGCGCGCGAAGGGAGTAATCAAAGTGTTGTACGGTTCGCAACAGTTCTTCATGCGGATGCTCAACGCATTCGACCAAGCAAGCGCGGTGTCAATTCGAGAAGCGCAACTCGTCATGTACGGCGGGGAAGCCATGCGCGCCGCTGGTCTAACCACGGGCGATGTCGGCAATCTGGTTGAAGCTTCGCATCGTCTCAAGGAAACCGCTTACTTGGACGGTCTGAGGCGTGGTTACTCCAGCACCCGGGCGATGGTTCATGCTGACGCGTTGTTGGTCGATCTTTTGCAATCGGAAATAAAACAGGCGATCCAAGAAAGGGGTGTCAAGGGGCGGGAAGGAACTGATGCCGCCCGGGAAGCGCGCAAAGCCGCTGAATACGATGCGTATGCCGGCGTGGGACGGCTGGCGCCGGGTGTTCTCGAAGCGGAGGAAGGTGGGTTAATGTCGCACGCATTTATCCACACCGTTCTACGCATCTCGTCGCTAATGCGGCGTGGCACTTCACAGGATCGTATGCTCGCAGTTGCGGTCATGGGTTATCTGGCGATCCCGCTGCGCACGGCAAGATTCTACGCGTGGAACAGTCCGTATGGATTGCTCCGACTGGGCATCCATGAATACCAGAAGAGACACGGCGAAACCCGTTGGTTCAAGCAATCTTTGGCCAACGAGTATCAGGAGAAATATCGGCTTAAACAGGCGCTTGCAGCTACGGCGGTTCAAGCGGTGTTAACTGCGACTGGATTCGCGCTATGGGGGCAGAGCGCCAATAGTAATGACACCGACCGCAAGAACAACGTTTTCGTGACGGGCATGGGTCCGTCCAACCGCAATTTGCAGGATGCTTGGTTGAAACAGGGTTTCCGCCCGAATTCGCTCGTCATGTTTCACAACGGCAAAGCGATCACGGTACCGTTGACAAGGTTGGGTGAACCGATGTCGCATCTGTTTTGGATTCTCTCCGCTCGCGACGATTACAATTGGCGCAAGAAAGAAAAGGAATCCACCGGAAATCCATTTACGGAGACGTGGGAGAAAACATCGGCTTACGGCTTGGGCAACTACATCAACTTGATGGGCCAGCGTGGGTTGATTCAGAATTTGACAAGTTGGGGTCAAGCGTTCGGAAGCCAAGGCGGCTCGGAAACGGCCCTTGCTCAAAGGATAGCCGGCGTGACTGCTTCCGCCACCATGCCGTTTCTCGGTCTTCAACGTAGCATGCGGGACATTACCATGGGCAAAGTGGACACCTCCAGCATGCAAGCGGCGATGCTGGCGAGTTTCCCGGTGTTGGCGTTCATGCAACGTCCGGCTGTGAACCGGTTTGGAGATAAACTCGGCAATCAAACTTGGTACGGAAAGATTGCGGACACGGGCGTGCCGATCGCGTTTCAGGTTGCCGACAATTCCGAGAACCGAAAGTTGTATCAGACGCTTCTTGCGCAATCTGCCGCCCCGCCGGTGTTGCGCCGGGCCACACTTGAAGAAAAATACGGGACATTGACCGATGACCAATTTGCCCAGTTCACCCTCAAGAGCGGGGCATTGCTCAAGAAATCCGTTTTGGACGACATCGACACGATCGCCAGTGATACCCCGCAAGACGCCCGGAAACTGGTTTCCAAGCTGACAAACAGCGCGGACAAGCTTGCGGCGCAGGCAATCGGGCTTGAACCCACGAAACCGGCCAAAGTAGCCGGCGGCGGTTTGAACCTGGGCAACGACACAGGTGGCGGTCTTGCGGCCAGTGGCGGTTTGGCTGCGACAGGTGGACTCGCTTCGGAACGCGGCTTGGCGGGCGCGGGTGGGCTCGTTTCAGGTGGCGGCGCCGGTATCAGAATGCCACGCGGCGGCATTGGTGGAAGCATTCGCGCCGCGCGTCGGCCCGGGCTCGTGCGCGGTCGTCTTGGTCTCCGGGGCGGACGACGTCTCAGCTTACGTGGAAGCACGAAAATTGGCCGGCTGCGAGTCGGTCCCCGGTTGGTGCGCGGCATTCGGCGTCCAGCAAGGCGGCGTCTGCGGTTGAGTCTTGCTTGACTGCGCTGCCAAAAATGGCACTTTGTTGTCATGTTGATACACGATGTCGGCCATCATTACGAACTCGACAACTGCGAGGGGAAAGATCACTTCAGACAACCACTGCGCTTCATCAAGAAAACACCGGTGGCAAAAGGAAAATCCGAACTCAAGACGGTTCAAGACGGGACGACGAATGAGGAAGTCTTGAAGGTGTTAATTCATCGGCTGCACTATCTCCAAGGGAAGTTTCCGTGCCGCGAAAACGACATCGCGCTAACGCACATTGAGAGTGCGCTGATGTGGCTTGAAAAGCGCACTGCGGATCGCGTGAAACGTGGTGTGGAAGGCAAGCACGCCAATTGAGCGAGAATCCAAACAACAACGGGCCGAATCCGGACAACCTGCGCCGGGCATTCGGCATGATGCGCCGCGAGGTGCGGCGCATCGAACAAACCACGCGGCGCAATCGCAAAGCGGGTTTGATGTTTGGTCCCCGGCAATTCTGCGCGGTCTGCGGAAAAACTTTCGATAACGCGACGGTTGACCCCAATGCGATCCTCACGAAATCCATTTGCTCCGCTTGCAAGCAGATGTTGGCTGCCGGCTATACCGCTTGCATCGTCAGCGAGGAATATGCCTTCATCATGTCGGACTTTCTCAAGCAACAAGGGTTAGCGGGTAAAATCGTGCCGATGAGTGAACCGGCATTCAAAAAAATTCGGGAAAAATTCGACCAGAAAAAGGCAAAAACGAATGGCGTACCCAAAGAAAACCCCCCTGGATGAACTGACGAAGTGTCCGCCGTTTCTGGCTCACGCTCTTGCGAGGACTCGAAGCCGCCGCACCCCGCTCGCCGTCATTGTTGCGCGGTCACGGCTATCTGAACGCACCTATCTGCGGACGGCGCGCAAACGAAGTTGGAATGGCGTCAAACTGGACGTGATCGTCGCCTTCCTTTACGGGACTCAGGTAAATCCTTGGCGAATGCGCAATCACTGGCGCTGGTTGCGCCGGCATAACTTCAAATTTCCGTACCTCCGTAAACCCCAGGAATCAATTCTTCAGGAACTTAGCGCCGCGAATCTGAAAGAACTGGGCGGTCAAACGAGCAACGAATCGAATCGGAAAGCGCTAAAAGCGACGTCGTGATCCGTCGGCGCGGCGATTCCGTTTGGGCCAGTGAGACGGACGTCGAAGTAAAGGTGTAGTCCGTATTCGAAAAGTGTCCAAGCCAAAGGATCGCTCGGGTTCTCCCCCAGTTTCGCCATGGTCTCAAGCGTGACATCATTCGAACAGATCAACGGCAGGTCTTCCTGTTGCCGCCATTGAACGCCGCACCGGCCATTGTTGGCGACTGGGTCTTCAGGCGTCACGCTGTTGCCAATACGAAGGGTGAGTAGATTGTTTTCGATGAGAGTGTTTGGCGCTATGGTAGCGTCCAAGCGCAACTCCCGAACCTGCTTCGTGTCGAATGGCAACCCAAGTGGGATTTCGCCCATGACCCGAAAGAAATATCCCGATTTGCTGGTTGCGTACAAAAGGTCTGGAATGTCAGCCGATGCGTTGCCGGCAGTCAGGTTCACGGTTTCCCGGTAGAAAACGTCACCAATGGATTTGAGGCAATAATCTGAAGCTGAACCTCCAATGAATACTTGATCCGCATTGCACTGTTCGCTTGAGGTCGCCGTGCGCCGAAAATTTCCGAATGCGCTGTAACCGGTGTCCACGTAATCGGCAGTTTTGAATTCGGTGTTGAGCACCAGACAACGATTGTTGATGCAGGTTGACACGTCCCTGCCCTGGTCTTGAGGGTAGGAAAACCACACTTCATTGGCTACCGGATGAAAGGCGCCGCAAATCGCGTCACAGCAACGTTTGTCCATTCGATCAGCGTTGCTCTCGCTGAATAATGCGCCGGACGATTTCAGAAGCCATTCCGGAGATTCCGGGCCCAAGATGTAAGGATTAAAGGTCCAAATGGTGTCCCGGCCCATCCAAAACAATTCGCGACCGGTCGTAACCAACGTGTTCGGGTAAGCCAAACAACGACTCTGATTCTTGGGCTCGGAATAAATTTTCTGAAACGCGAAGATCGTGTCCTGGGTAATGTTCGTCACCATGCGCCAGATTGAGCGCGTGGTGAAGATGTAAACGGACCCCATCATTTCAGCAGCCGCAAGAATGTCATCGCCATAATCCAAATCTTGGAAACCCGCAACGGAGGACGCCTTTCCGTTCTCAAAATCATACGGAACGTTGTAATCACTCCAAGCGATCCTCGACGAAACTGTTTGCAGATGATCCTTATCTGGTCCTTCCGTAAGGTTCATCAACAACACTACCCCGGCGAATTCGATGGCAACTTTGGCAACCATGATGTAGTTGCCGGCGGAACGCGGGATGATCGCGTGAGGCGAGTTAAATCCGTTCTGGCCCAACTTATGACACAGGACCCCGCTTTGAACACCGTTCGCCCCGGCATTCGTGAAAATGATGTACTCACCGGAAGCGGCGGCGTGCCAGCGTTTCCCGGTGCCGCCGGGCGACAATTGCGTCCATTCGGAAGTATCGTTATTCAGCCGCGAGAGTTCAGAGTCGGACCCAACGAATAAGGTGCGCGCGCCAGCCGGTGACGTGCTTTCGAAAATGAACGTAATGGGGTTCCGCACCGGCACGTCCCTCCGATGAAAGTCCCAATTGGGAATCGCCAGCGGGGAGTCCGATCGCAACCCGAAATTTAACGCTGCGTGCCCACCTCGGACGCAAAGCGAACCGCTCCGATTGATTGCGGCGTTGAGCTTGTAGCGAAATGAGCCCGGGGCAAGGTCCGCTGGTCTCGAACGGGTGTCGAGCATCCCGGTCAGTGGCGAGATTGCGATTGGCTTCCATGTCTTTGCCATAGCCGTTTTTCTACCTCGGGAAAGTTAATCCGAACGCCTCTAAATACCACTCAAAAGACTGCTCGAAAATCTTCAGGTTGTAACTCCGCGCCGTCTCCAACAAATGCCAATCGTTGCGAATCGCTGATAAAGCCATGCTAAATTGCAGTTCGCGCTGAAACTTGGCATGAATCCGCATCGCCAATTCTGGCGGTAAACAGGTGTGCGCAATAAAGAGTTTGTTGTAGAGAACGTGCCATGGCATCACGTAACTGGAGGACACTTTCCCTTCCCGAAAGAGATGGCCAATGCGAACTGTATTCAGCAGCCGTATTTCTCCGCCGGCCAGCCAGGCTTTGAGTGACAATTCCTGTTCATCCCCGCCCCACATTCTCAAGTGCCGCAACGGGTCTAATTCGAAGAACCATTCACGATGGATGAAGTAAGACGCGCCCATGACGGCAGGGATTGGAGACTCGTCAGTTGTCGGTTTTTCGCCCCAAACGCATTCAAACACTTGGTTGTAACGCGGATCGTCCTTCAACTTTCCGCTTCGAAATGGCCCGCAAAAATTCCAAGTTGCGCCGTGATACGGCGAGCCGACGTTCGGATTCATTTCTTTGCCCAAGGCAACGCACGTTCCGCAATGCAGGGTTTTCGGTTGCAACAATGGCATGGCATTCTGGTACCAGTTATCACCAAAACGCATGTGACTGTCGCAGATCAGGAAATACTCGCCATCTGCCATCGTGGCCCCCACGAATCGTGAAGGGCCGCAACCGATTCTTCGACTGTTCCGGCGAAGCTTGGCTCGTTCAATTGGCGCCACTGGAATAGACGAAGAATCGTCCACCACGACAACTTCAACGCGGTCGGCGTCCGAAGTGGCGCGAATACTCGCAACGGTGTTGGCCAATTCAACGTGATCGTTGTGCGTGGCAATAATTACCGAAAGTGTTGGCGCGCTCATTCGTCTTCGTTCTCGTCTACTTGCGGAGAGGACTCAATTTGTTGTTGCTGATTGGTCCATTCGGTTATTTGTCCGCGCTGAGCGTAAAAATTCCCGCCACCGCGACTATAACCAACGGTTGTGTCCTTGTCGCCATCGTGCCGGGTTACAAATATCCGGACGCTGTCGAAATGTTCCAGCAACCGTTCTACCGCGTGAGCGACAAGCTTCCGATCGGACTCGGGGATAATTGTGCTGTCCATTTCAATGCAGGGATTCAACAATGGCATCGTCTTTTACCCAGGGAAGGTAATCCGCAAGCTTCGCTTTGAAACCCGGAAAGTATCCATCCGCTTGCAATTCCAACCAGTGTTGAACGGCGTTGTGGTAGCCGTAGTAATCTTCCTTGTATGCCACCTGCTTTTGCAAAACGTAGGCGTAATGCTCGAAGACCAAACCGCATTCTTCCGTTTGCTCCCGGGTTGCGCATGGTTCGGTGACAGCGTTCAATCGCGGTGGTTCATGCGATATGAATTCCATTCCCGGCTCAAATCGCCACGCGCGATGCCATTCACCCGGACGATTGCCATACGTGTTTCGACTCGTGATAATCAGATTCGGCCCAACAAAGTAACGGCAGAGAAACCGTGCGCTTTTGACTTCGTAGGCATGGAAGAAATCCATCAAGCCAACGAGTTGTTCCGCCGTCCACATTTCGTCTGAATCCATTTGCAGCAGGACACCGGGCTTATTAAACGCGGCAAGGCATGCGTTGACCATTTCCACCTTGCCGTCCCAACGGTTCGCTTGCAGGACCGTTATCCTGGGATGACTCCGGATTCCCTTCAGAAAGCTTGTCGTGCCGTCGGTGCTTAACCTTGGTGTCTGTTCCCGACACCAACCCGTGTCCCTGACGTTCATCGCTGCGCCTTCGGCAATCACCCAGCGCCAGTCAATCTTGAGCGTGTTTAGGATCGGCAAATGCGAACCAATGAAGGGCATTCCATCCAGTACGATCGTGAAAACGTTTAGCATGGTTTCTTCCTCACGTTCTCACGTACAAAAGTTGATAACCCTGCGCGATCAGTTTCCAACCGCGATCTTCCAAAAACTTCGCGCCCAACAAGGTTTTCCCGCCCGTTTCAGGGATACAGTCGTCAAGTAATATGCCGCACGGAGTCCGCAGCGCGTGATAAACCGCTCCAATCTCAGCCAGTTCGTGCCGTTGGCAAGGACCCGGATTGCCCGGGTCGTGATCGTAAGAATCGAGGTACACGAAATCAACTCTGGCAGAGTTTAGCTCGCCAAGAGCCAACACGGAGTCACGTAGCGTGACAAATCCGGGGAGATCATTGGCGCTTAGCATCTCCATCGCCTTATCACAATTACTGGGGCAAACATCGTAACTGTTAAATTGTCCACTGAGTTCCTTCACGAGCATAGCGAAGATCAGCGTTGAATTACCGTCTGCCGGGTTGCCCCGATAGCAGCCCGTCTCGACAATGTTTCGCAGGTTGTTTTCGAGGATGAACGTGGCGGCGGCGCGGATCGTCGTCGCCCGGAGAAAGCCGGCCAAGTTTGTAACTTCGTCGATAAGCTTGCTGTTCATATTCTGTTGTCCTTGTCAAAGGCGAGCGTCGGAAGGTTTACCGCCGCCCATTCGCTAAATAGTCGCCGATTATGTCTTTGGCTGGCAGCGACTAAATTGTTGTGTGGGGCCATCCATCTCGGAGGGTGGAATTGATGAAGCACGTAGCCATCGGGTATTTCCGCCGGCAAAATCGCTTGCTCGATGTTCTTGCGCGTCGTCGTGATGCCGTGATGCACCCGGATCATGGCGGCAATGCACCAATCCCAATCCGATGCCCCAAGAATGAAGTCCGGAATTTCGTCCCACTTTTCAACCAACCACTGCTTCGTGAAAGCGAAAAGATCGCGCCCAGCGTGGTCAACACCCTTCGTTGCAAGCACAGATGGAGGTTGCGAAAGGTCCGGAATCGGCTCGCGCAGTTCCCGTCTCCGAGCGGAACAAGGGCCATGAACCGAAACGTGATAGCGCAGATAACCCGGCAAATTCGGATGGAGAACGTTGTCGTCGTTCGTAAACATAATAATGTCGGCGTCGCTCGCTTGATTCATTGCGTTCTTCAAAACGTCCTTCAGATAGGGTAGCTCGCGAGGATCGCAAATTGCCTTCGCCGTGCGAGCGTATTTGAAATAATGGCATGGAAAAACGCCTTGGGTGTAGAGTTGTTCCCATGATACAGTGGCGGTCTGCCTGCGTTTGTCGTTCAGCGTGAAATGGCGTTCTACCGCGTGAAACAAATTCCTCTTCGGTGGTAGCAATGACACGGTGAAAAGCAATGGGCGCGGCCCGGTTTGGATTGCGCCCTCCAGGGCTTCAAGAACCGATTCAGGATTTTTCTCCGCCTCAGTGTAGGAGAATTTCGCGCAAAAAAATCTCGGGAGCGACGCAAGCCAGGGTGCGGAGTTGGTGAGAACCACAACCGGCACAGTCGAGCCGGTGGCAAGATGTAAAATGGACGTATCAATGGTGAGCAGGGCGGCTGCCTTGTCCATTACGCCGAGCAAATGATAAATCCGGTCACAACGAAGCCGGCTAAGATCGACAAGTGAAAATCTCCCGGAGAATCTTGCGGTGAGTTGCTGGATCATCCGCTGCGCGTGCTTGAACGGCGATGAAATGCCGCCAGTCAGCTTGAACAACAGCAACGGTTTGTCGCCGAGCTTCGAGCAAATGGATTGCTCCTGGTCTCGGTCACGTCGGTCAAATACTGGGGACAATGTAAAATCCGAGAACCGGCTTCCAAATCCGATCTGTCTCCAACTTTCCACGTTGAAGGCGGGTGTCGATCGTTCGCTTTTGAAATTCTTGCCGTAAATCTGCGCGTTGAGAACGATGTCATAATTCCGATGGGCAAAGTCGATGGCGTCGTTGATGGCGTCGAAATTCAGGTCCACCGGGACAGGATTAACGTAGCTGACTCCGTCGAGGACATCGGCGAACTGCCGACTCACGATGAAATAAGGTTTCCCGTGACGTTCAGAGATCAACTTTGCGACCGGCAGGATGTTGATGATGTCGCCGTATCTTCCGAGTAAGACGATGCAGAGCTTATTGCCGGCGACTGGTTTTGTTTCCGGCGTGCTAGGTGGCCGCGTGCGCGCGACGAATGATGCTGCTTGCTTCGCATAGTCCTGTCTCCAGCCCGGATTCAACTCAATCCGACCCACGAGCTCTTGCCGCCGCTGGAAACGCTGCTGCAAATCCCTACGGGCGCGTTCCCACGCACTTTTTTCGCCTTGATCACCAAGTCCGGAGACGTGATAGACGTTGTTCGCCCAACAGTAAATATAGCCCGCATCTTCGGGGAGAATTTTCACGTATCGCCCCGGACTGGCGGCGCACATTCGCCCAACGAAATCTCGATCTTCACCGACATTGAGCGGATTGTAGCCGCCGATTTTTCTCCATGCTTCCTTGGTAAACGCAAACGTGTTCATCGCGCCAGCAGACAATTTTTTGATTTGCCACTTCTCGGCGTAAAACATCTTGTCGATCCATACCCATTCAGCTTTTGGGTGGTCGACCAGTTCGCGCGCGTAAACGCTCAGGTAATGTGGCAAGGCAAGATCGTCGTCATCCAGTGTGCAAATCAAACCTTCGGGGCAACGGTCAACCGCCAAGTTGCGGGCAGCACCCAAATTGGGCGGGCGTTCCGCCAGATTGTAAATTTCCACGTTTGGAAATTGGCCAAGCAAAACTTGCTGGGGGCAAGTGTTCAAAATCACCATTCGTTTGTCGGCGTAATCCTGCCGCAAAAAGGATTCGAGACATTCGTTCAGACGTTCAACCCTGCCGTAAGTCAGGGTCATGCAGGTAATCGTCATGCGCGATGATTCCAAGTTGAGATTTCAAACGCCTTCGACGTTCGCCACGGGCCAGGACACCTTGCTTCGCAATGGTCGCAATGGACCTTGTAGATTGTGGCTGGGAAGCCAGCCAGTAGCGCGAAAACATTTCGCCGCCTCGTCAAGAGCCTCGGCGCTTTTCCGCAAAACGGGCAGGGATCAAGCAACACTGGCACATTCTCCGGCGGCACCTCTGGCGGCAGCGATTGAACTTTCATGTCACAAAAATACAATCCGGCCCAAGTGCTGTCAACAACGCAGTTGCCAAAAATGGCAGCCGCATCAAGCGGCGGTGGCGGCTTTCGCGGCGGCGATAGCCTGGGCTTCGGCTTCGCTGTTGAGGCTGGAGCCGACGGCGGATTGCGTTGTCCCGTCGTCCGCTTGGTAAACCTCGGTGGCGGTGTAAACTCGAAGGCAATGTTGCTGCGCGACGGAGGCGTTGATCGCAGCTTGCAGCGCATTGGAAATCGCCTGCGACGGCGTGGCGCCAACCGCCGTGGCAGTCTTGCAAACCGGGTCTGGCGGCGCGGCGTAAACTTCCAACCCTAAAACCTTTGCCGTTCCACTCGGAGTTCCCGGCCCAAGGTTGGCTTGATAATACGTGTACGGGGTAGTCTCGGCTGCCAGCACGTAAAACAATTCAAGCTCGGCAATTCCACCGGTAACCTGCGGTTGCGTATCAATCTCAGTCCAGACTGTTCCGTTATTCGACCCCTGAAGTGTCAATGGAACCGGATTGGATTCAAGAGCCTCGGACCAGTCACGCTTGAATTTCACCTTCCAGAATTTGATAGCGGCAGCCGCGCTGAGGCGAATTCGGGTTTCGTACACTTCGCCTCCGGCTGGAGTCGTAAAACTGAGCGGCTGGCCAATGTTGACATGATCCTTCGGACAAGCGGGTGCGCACGCGGTTTGCGTTGAGTAGAAAATGCCTCCACCAGTGCCGGCTTCGAGGTTAGGAAGCGGCTTCGGGTCCTGCGACTGCGCAATCGGCGGCGTGTCGAGACACCCATCGCCGTAACAGTCGTAGCCAGCCATGTAGCCGTAGTCCAAGAAGGTTTGCCCTTCAGAATCGTATTGCCCGATGACGGTCCAGACAGTTCCTTGACCGCACTTGGGGCCGACGTAAGTCGGGTTCTCCGTGTTGAAATTGTCGAAGAAAAGGGGAACGCCGGTCACCTCCCGGAGTTCAACTTCCTTCAGCAAAATTCCGTGCAACTGGTTGTCCGACGTTTCCGAACCGACCCAAATCGCATCTTGATGAACGGTCAGCTTGACCAACTCGGTCGCGGGCGCTTGAAACGTGAATGTGTAGTTGGTGAAATCCTGTTTGTAATCCTGAATCTTCACCGACTCCAACAGCACGTAATCGCCTGAGTCGCACGAGACCAACCCGACGACAACACTTGGCGCCACATAATTGCCATCATCAGCAATGATCTGCGGGCCGGCGACCTTGATCCGGACCTTATACCAAGTCCCTTGGGTGAGTTGAAACGCGTCCTTCGTCATCAGCATCGGCTGCGGCGTCGTGCCGTCCTGACATTCAGAAAGTAAATCGACATACAACCCGTTCAATGGAAGGTAATCGAAGAATCCATTTCCGATAAGATCGACGCCCGGCTTGAGCCCTTCAGTGACGTAGAGTGATCCACGCTGAATGTCCGCAATGGTGGGATAAATCTCGGCGGCGATGAAACCCGCCCCAGGATTGTTGGGCAGTCCGAACTTGTTTTGCGGATCGAGAATGTCCCAATAGTTCAGGCTCTTGTGGCACAGGTTACCGCGATAATCGTTCACGTCCCCAACTTCCACGCAATTGCCGCCGCAGATGTAACCCTTCAAACCGATCATGTACCCCAACGTTTGCGCCGCCGTATCCTTGTGGGCATTGATGAAAAATCCGCCCGTTGCGAGCGCCGACAAAAAGTTGTATCCCGAACCATGGGCCCGGGCGCCGACACAAAACACGATGCCACCGGCGGCTTTGAAATCGCTGGCCAATTGGAGAGGATTTTTCGTGGTGTAACTTGCGGCCATATCCTCGCCGTCGGTAAATAGAACGAGAACTTTTCGATCAGCATCCGTCAGGTCAAGGGTGGCAATTCCCGTCGCAAGCGCCTCGTAGAATTCGGTTTTGACTTGGGTTTGCGCGATCCCGGGCACCAACGCGGCGACCGTGCCTTTGTCCGCCGTGGGCACGGAGAGCACTACCTGGGCGTCCTTGGTGAACCGCATCAGACCCACCTTGTCTTTCTGCTCGTTCACACTGTCAATCAGAGCAATTGCCGCCGTCTTCGCGTAGCCAAGTTTGGTGGAATAATCAGGGAAAGTCTGACTCATGGAATGGGTTTGATCGACCATGACCATGATCGCGACTGTTTCATCGTCGCAACATTTCGAGCCGGCAAGAACTGTGACCGGTGATTGCGCAGTTACATCCTGATACTTGGCCGTGACAACCGCTTCCCCGGGGGTCATGCCGGTTGCCAATCCGGTGTTTGCGGTGATGACAAGGATTGACGGGTCCGAAGTGGAAAAGGCGGTGTCGGTTGTCACGTCCCGTTCAACTCCGTTTTCCACAATGAACGCCGAGAAAGCAACGCTGCCGAGTGAACATACGATTGCGATGCCAGGTTTGATAATGAACCGTTGTTCTTGCGGGCAGAGGTCCGGATTCGCCAATGAAAAAGCGGGATCATCGCAACGGGCATCCGGGCCGGGAGGCACGTTCACGCACTGAGCAATTTTCAATTCGCCAAGGTTCAATGTCATTTTATGTTGCCAATGGGCGTCACTTCGATGTTCGGCAAGATTTTCCCGCACCAAGTTGGATTTGTGCAACCTTTGGCTTTTGCCTGCTGGACTTTGAGATCAACTCGGGCCCGGCACTGGGCATCCGCATCGCCTGGAATTGTCGATGAAATCTTGTGCGCCGGCATGAAGAACGTGAGGACGTACTGACAAGCAACGTGGCCACTCGTACACTGGATAACCGCTGAGTTGTCATAATAGGCGTTCCAATAGAGGTGCGCGTCAACCCCGCCGCATTGCAGGAGGGCGTTCGCGTCCAATTGCGCTTGCGCTGCGGCAATGCTGTCGGCCAACGCTTGAGAATCCGTCGAGGAATGCAAACCTTCAAGCACGGTCGCATCCACATCTGGTCCATCGTTGTTTGGGCAATGGGCAGTTCGCGTTACCGCTCGATTATAGAATGTGCATTTCCCGGCGATCTGGGCCTGGGCTAGAGCGTCGGCAGTCTGCTGGGCCAGCAGATTTGCCGCTTCGACCGAAGTTGAATGCACGGTATGCGCCTTGACCGTTACCGTGACTCCAGCACCGGTTGGCTCGGGCGCGCTTGCTTCCTGCAAACTCGCACAAGTAATCGTGGCAACGGCGTCGATGTCGTTCCAGAATTCGGTTGGGATTATCACAGGCGGGATCACGGGCGGGGTCTGCGGTTCATCTGGCGTAAATCGGTCGGCATCGGCTGGCGCGGTGGCTCGCGCCAAACTTGGCTCGCAACTGCGCACGCGATTTTCCTCCGCGCAATCGTAAATCAAGTCCGCCAGCGCCTTGCGATATTCGATCTCGTAGATTTGAGTCTTGTTCAGGTCCGAATCCCAATCCCGAGCGTGTTCCCAGCGCAAGTAGGCTTCGATCGCGCGGAATAAACCCGGATCATCGTCAACAACGTCGGTGTCCTGCCAGTCGCGTTTGATGCCCTGCCATTTCGCCACGACAGTCTCCGTTGATTGAATCCACGGAGCCACGTAAACGCGTCCGCCTTCGATCGCCCACACGCCTGCTTTGGCGCGACCATATTTCGAATCGGTTGATTCCTGGGGGTAATGATAACCCAACGGCAATGGTGGAAGCTTGGGATCCAAACCTACGTCGGTCGGTGTCGGGATGGTCGTCTTGTTCCCGCACAACGCGCTTGGTATGGCGAAGAACGCCGAGATGTCGTAGCAGAATCCGCAACGTCGGCTTTCGGAGAGGTACCCCTGAATGTCGCACGGTTCGACTTGATCGTAAACGATCTCGTCGCACCATTCGCCGCCCTGGGTCGCCGCCGTTGTGCTGGTTGCGCTGGTCGTGCTGCCTGAGCTTGATACAGCGGAGTTACTGCTGGCTGCCGTGACTGTGATCCCAACATTGACACCGCCATCAGTAAACGGGACGTTCGTCGGTGTGAGCGTGTAATGGATCGTTGTCCCGCCTTTTACGGCAATAGTCGCAATTCCCTGAACATTGCATTCGTTCAGGTGACACTCTTGACCAACCTGAATTGTTTTGGCGTCGCCATTGACGTCGGTGTAGTCGATCGTAGTCCGAACATTTTGTGATTTAGCTGGTCCACCGCAGTTCTGACCGGCCATCGTCACGGCGACCTCGAATGTTTGGTCCGATACGACCGCATACAACGTCTGAAGCGATTTCGGCGCGGCAAAGATTGCGATGGAGTCATTGACGGTGGCAACCACGGTTCCGGGTGAAACGGTCGAACCTCCGTTGGAAGAGCCATTCCCGCTTGAGCCGCTTGCTGTGCTGCCGGATTTGACATTCGACACCACGGACAGTTTCTTGATTATGCCGCGCGGAAAATCGAACGAAGTCAGTCCGCAGTTGAAGAAGGTGGCGCAGTGGGGCGCGAGAAAATAATTCTTGTTCTGAAGACATTGAACCCACCGTTGCAAGTCGATCAAGGCGTCAACGATGGACTTGTCATGCGCGATTCTGAGGTTGCGCGCTTCGCCCGCAGGAAAAACGCGCAACCGAATCAGATTCTTCAACTGGAGAAAGGTAACCATTATTCCTCGTCGGTGATTGGCGTTCCACCGGAAAGCGACCGCGATTCAGTTTTCTTCAGCACGGGCATCTTGAACGATTTCTTGGCGGTCGCTGGAACAAACTCGCTGGTCGGTTCCGGCTGGGGTGCGGGAACAGGCGCAAGCGTCCCGGCGTCTGCGCCTGTCCCGCGAGTACCAACGAGACCAACACCAGCAGCCTCGCCGGAAATTGATTTAGCGACCGCAACACTTTCGTCCTTGGCCGGTTTTGGCGGGCGACGGTCGTATTGGAACACTTGCAAGACGTGCTTCTTTGATTTTATCTCGGACGGATTGAAGGGGCGTTTTTTTTTAA